TTTTTTTTTAGCTTTATTAATTTTTTCTTTTTCAATTTTTTCTTTTTTCTTTAATTCGTTGTTTTTTTTATCTAATTTAATAGGATCTTTCAATGTTGGAATATTATCATTTTTATTAATTGACAATTCACCTGGTTTAAATTTATTTTCGGGTTTTTTATAAATATTGTTTGGCTCCATATTTAATATATAAATAGAATATAAATATTTTATATATTTAAAATTTTTATTAATATAAAAAATAAAAATAAGTACCATTAATAATGGAATCATTGGTAGATCTAGATTTAAATATTGATAACTATAATTTAGAAGATATGCTGAATTTATTTGGATTAAATATAAATTATAATATTGGTGATTTGAAAAATGCAAAAAAAATGGCATTAAAAACACATCCAGATAAAAGTGGTTTGAAAAAGGAAGTATTTATTTTTTTTAGTAAGGCGTATAATATGTTATCAAAAATATATAAATTAAAAAATAAAACAGAGAAAAAGGTTGAAAACATTGATTATGATGAAAATGATATGGAATATGATATAGGAAATAAAGAATTATTGGATATGAAATTAAAAACTTTAAAAAAGAAAAATTTTAATAAATGGTTCAATGATTTATTTGAAAAATCAAATGGAAAATCAAATATGGATGGTTATGGAGATTGGTTAAAATCTGAAGAGGGAGTTTCAAATATTAAAATTTCAAATAAAACAGAATTTGACGCTCTATTTAAAAAAAAGAAAAGGGAGGGTAGGGAATTAATAGTTAAGGCTGATATTCAAGATATGATTTATAATAGTGGTGGGACAATGTTAGATACAACAGAAACAGTATATTCATCGGATATATTTAGTAAATTAAGATATGATGATGTTAGAAAGGCACATATGGAAACGGTAGTACCCGTGACAGAACAAGATTTTAAAGAGAAAAAAAGATTTGATAATGTTGAACAATATATTCGTCATAGAAAATCCTCGGAGGGGAAAATTCCCGATTTATCTTATTCAAAGGTACAATTAAAAAAAAGTAAAAATAATAATGAGATTATTGATACGAAGCGGGCTTATAATTTATTAATGGAAGATGATAAAATGAAAAATAAAAATAAAATGTGGTGGAAAAATTTAAAATTATTAACATAAAAAGTTTTAGATAAAAAAATGTATATATGTAATATATAATGATGAAAATTCAAAGGTTATTTACAACATTTATAATAATTACTGCAATAGGTATATTATATGATAAATATAAAGAAAAATATGACCCGGAACCTGAAAAAGTTCAATTTGGTTTAATACAGCGATACTTGTTGAATGATCCAGGTTATAGCAATAATAATAAACCAATAATGTGGATATTTTCTGATTATTATATAAATTCGCGACATTGGAAATCATTTGGATCAAGAAATACTACCGATTTAAACCAACCGTATATTCATATGTGTATAGAATTAATAATAAAATGGTGTGGTGATTCTTTTAATATTTGTTTAATTAATGCAAACTCATTTGATAAATTAATAAAAGATTGGACAATAAATGTAAATGAATTATCGGAACCTATTCGTGGTAGGGTAATTAAGCTTGGATTATTTAGAATATTACATAAATACGGGGGTGTATTAATGCCAAATAGTATGTTAATGTTGCGAGATTTCAAGTATTATCACGATAGATATTTAGGTGCAAATGGATGTTATTTTGGCGAATTTGTGTGTAGAAATATAACATCCAGTATCAAAGAAACATTTCCAGATAATAAACTATTTGGTTGTACAAAGAAAAATATAAATATGAAAGAATTATGTAATTATATGGAAAAAATTATATCAACTGACAACACCTCTGAAACAGATTTCAATGGTAATTTGGACAGATTTGTTTTTAAATTAATAAATAGACAGGCTATAAATAAGATACCCGGAAATTTATTGGGAACTAAAACAGCAAATGGCGATATAATTATTATTGATGATTTATTGGGTAATAGCAAAATAGAGTTTGATAAGGCTGCGTTTGGTATATATTTACCAGATGATGAGATTTTGAAAAGAAAAAAATATGGTTGGTTTGCAAGATCAAATAAAGTACAAATATTATCTAGCAATACAAATGTTGGTAAGATGTTCGCGTTAAGTTACAATCATTGATGTATCGTTATTTGATGTATCGTTATTTGATGTATCGTTATTTGATGTATCGTTAATTGATTGAATAATTTCATCATCTAAATAGATTATGTAATTAATTGTGTATTTTGATTTATTATAAATAATTTTTGAAGTATATGGGATATATAAACTATTTAATATTTGTCTTATAATTGTTAAAGTATTTTTATATGAAACGGCTCTTTTAATGTAGAATTGTTTTGATTTGTGATAATATTCTTGTAATTCTAATAAAAATGGTTCTAGTAAATTATTATACATTAATTTTTTATAGGTAATTGGTGAAAAAATATATTCTGATTTTTTTTCAGTTGTACAATATTTTAATAAAATATTGACAAATTTATTTATATTATATATTTTTTTAAAATTTTGACTCATTATTTAAATATATAAATGTATTTATAATATTTTTTTTATTAAATTGTTTGTAAAAAATGTTAATTCTATTTTATTTTCGTGTATTTTATAAAAAATGGCTATATATTTACATATAAATTTTATAATTTTATATTTCTGTTCTTCTTCTAAAATATCAGTTATTTTAATAAAGGAGAAATAATTATCTAAGATATCCAAAACGGAATAACCTTTATCGTATATTTTAAACATAATTTGTATAGATTTTTTATAATCCTTTTCTTTATACCAACAATTTGTGTAATTTTGTAGTTCTAAATAGTTAATATTGCAACATAATTCTTTTGCGTTTTGTAGTGTAATTTTATTATCAAATAATTTAAATTTTTGTAAAAAAATCAATAACTTTTGAAATGAATTTTCGCAAATATTAAATAAGAATTTTTTTGCATCGTCGTCAATAATAATATGTTCTTCTTTTTCAATAAAATTTGAGAATTTTTTTAATAATTTTAAATTAATTTTATTCAATTGGATTATGATGCTGCGCGACTGTATGTTATCAATAACTTTTTGTATATTGGTACAAGAAATTAAGAAATGTACGTTATGACTATATTTATCCATACAATTTCTGAATACTTGTTGACTTTGTTCATTTATATAATCAATATCATCAAGAATTATAAACTTTTTTTTTAATGGATTAGAACATTTGGTTTGGCAAAATGTTTTAAGATTATTTCTATAATAATTAATACCTTGTTCTTTAAGACTATTTATATAAAGGACGTCATATTTAGAAGGTTTTGTTGTATTGTAATATTCATTGATAGTTGCAGTAATTAATGAAGTTTTTCCAACACCTTGTTCGCCTATGAATAAAATATTTAAATTGTCCATATTTTGCAATGTGTTTAATAAATTTATATATTCATCGTCAATGATAAAATCTTTATAATGGGTTGGTTTATATTTTTTTAAAAATGACATTTAATTAATTACGTAAATTTGTATTTAAGTTTTTCTTAATTGATAAATATATATGGATTTATATAAAATTTTGAATGTAAATAAACAAGCATCTTCGGATGAGATTAGAAAGGCATTTAGAAAATTGTCATTAAAACATCACCCTGATCGCGGTGGCGATGAAGAAGAATTTAAAAAATTGAATAGGGCTTTTGAAATATTAAGTGATTCGCAAAAAAAAAATGAGTATGATATGAAACAAAATAGTCCTTTTAAATCAGCAAATACAAATATTTTTAGCGATGATAATGGCGGCGGAATGGGTGGCGGGATGGCCGGTGGGATGCCAGATTTGTTTAAAATGTTTTTTAACGGTGCGCCAATGGGTTTTGAAAATATGCATAATATGCATAATATGGCTGGTGGTCCAAATATAAGAATATTTAGAAATGGTAGACCTGTATATCAAAATAATAATGTGAAACCGCCACCCATTACAAAAACACTAATTATAAATTTGGATGAAGCGTATGATGGTGTTGTGAAACCATTAGAAATTAAAAAATGGATAATTCACGATAATATAAAAAAAATAGAAAAGGAAACATTATACGTTGATATTCCAAAGGGAATTGATAATAATGAGATAATTATAATGGAAAATAAAGGTAATATAAATACCCACGGTATACAGGGTGATATAAAGATACAAATAAAAATTAAAAATGATTCAATATTTATTAGACAGGGATTGGATTTATTGGTAAAAAAGAGTGTTTCGTTGAAGGAAGCATTAGTTGGGTTCAAATTTGAAATTAAACATTTAAATAAAAAATCATATATGATTAATAATTTTAACAGCAATGTTATAACGCCAAATTTTAAAAGTGTAATAGCGAATATGGGTATGAAGCGTGGAGATAATGTTGGTAGAATGGTTATACTATTTGAGATAGAATTTCCGAAAACTCTCTCAGACGAACAAAAAGAACAATTAAAAAATATATTATAATATATCACCTATATATAAATGGGAAGTTGTTCAGCTAATAGTGATGAAAATTTTGCAAGTGTACCTCAGAGTGGTGGACGCCGCAGACGCAGGAGAAGTCGTGTCAAAAGAACAAAAAAAAGAAAATCCAAATCGCGTAAACGCCGCAAAACTGTGCGTAAACGCCGCAAAAGACGCAAACGCCGTTAATTTTCAAATTTAAATATTTAATGAATTTATTAAATATTTATAAATTATTAAGGAATTATTACATATTTAAGGATCTTTTTAACGGAATATTTTATCATTCATACATCTGTGTATTTTTTGATAATCTGATATTTTAGCAAAGTCAAAATATATAACATTTATGTCATCCAAATCATTTTTGCGTTTTATTACCAACCCGTGTTCTTTTAATACATTTGCTTTTTTTATTTTTAAAAATATATTGACAACATTATGGTTTAATACAATATCATTTAGTTGTTTAATTATTTCTTCTTTATTTTTTTCAGGTATTTTAAAATCAATTTTTAAAATACGTTGTGTTCTCCAATCCATATTTACGTGAGCGTCTAAATCGGGAACAGCTTTTTCCAAATCAAATAATAGATACCTAAATAAAGAATCTTTATCATTTCTTGTCATTTTTAAAAATACTGTTTTAATGCCAAAACTAAGCATATGTTTTTCCATAATATTTATATGGTCCATGGTAACTGTTTCAATTTCAAGATTATTTGGACCCGATGTATTCAGAATTTTACCCGTTTGAATAAGCAAACCTTTCATATAAATATCTTTTATTTTAGTAAAAAGTGCTGTTACATCTAGTTCGTCTGGTGAAAATAAATCTAATTTTACAGAAAACGGTGGTTTTGGTTCATACTTAAAAATATCATCAATTGTAATTTTTATATTATCCATAATAATATAAAAAAATATTTTTAATTTACGATACTCGTTTGGTTTCAATATCAGACGAAACAACATAAATGGAATTTTCCGTAATAATTATAAATTCTGTTTCAACTTTATAAATCTTGGAAATAGGACTAGTGTATTCATCAGCACTTTTTACTAAAAGTTTTTCACCACTATCTCTGACACCAATTAATACATCTTTATCACAAGAAGATGTCCAATAATCAAACATAATAGGTTTGTCCTCAACGATACCTAGTTTAGCACAATGCTGTAAAGTAACCCCTTGTGGAAGTCTATAATTTTCATTTGATTGTTCGGAAGAATTTTCTTCAGTCATTTTATAGTATTTTATTTATTTTCTTCTTTAAATACTTATTTATTTAATAACACAAAAAATGATATTAAATAATAATTAAAGTATTTTATAAAATAATGAATAAACAAAATAAAAATATTTTAAATATCAATAATTATAATAGCAAATTAGAAAATAATGAACTCATTATGCAAGAATATAATGTTTTAATAAATGAATATTTATCGCATATATCAAAACAATTATTAATTAAAGATAATATTCATTATCTATTTGTAATTAATCGTGGGATTGATTTATTGAAAAATATATTTATAATATTATTGCATTATACAAAAAATTTAGAACTGGTTATTCATCATTTAAGAAAAAGCTATCTTTATTATACAGAATTCATAGGTCAAGTTGGCGAAGATAGTAATTCATTTTTACAATTGAATTCAAAAGACGCTTGTTTATTTGTATATAAAAAGACAATTTATGATATAAATGAAGAATTTAAGAAAAAATATGAATTAACGGAGGATGAGAAGAAACAATTTTTTAATTTGAAAGAAAATATATATTTATATACTCAAATTATTAAGATTTTTTGTAAAAATTATATAGATGGTGATAATATTTTTTTAAAGGATGAAAGAGACATGTATATAAAAACTTTAAACAATTTTATGATTAAAATATTAAATATATTAAAAAAAATAAAGAAAGAAAATTATGAAATTATACATTTATTTATTGATTACATTGAATGTAAAAATTTTTTATTAGAAAGAAAACAGACATTGATTTATCATTTTATAAAAAAAATGATTTTATCGGACATCGATATTGGGAAAATTTATAAATTAGCTGTGGATGATGAAAACTATGTATTATTAACTCCGATAAAATTTATAAATAAATTATTTAGAAAATAATACTATTCTTTTCCTATATTTTTTTTGTTTAACTTTAACTGGTACGGTTTTTAATTCTGATTTTATTTCTTCGCAATTATCTTTTAATAATTGTATGATGAATTTATATATTTTATTCAGTGTATTTTCAGAACAATTTCCAACAACCAATACGCTTCCTGTTCTAAAAATCATAAACGATACAATATCACATATATTATTTTTTTTATTTTTTTTATTTAAGGTGCATTTTTTTTCGCAATCACATACACCCGATATATTATCGCTATTATTATTATAAAAGAATTTACATTGTATCCCTGGGTATGAACAGGGGTCAAATAATGAATGAATATTATATTTATATTTTAAGATTTGATATAAAACTGTTCTTTTAATATAAAAATTACAGGAGAAATTAGAATTTATTAGAACTGTTTGTATTTTATTTTTTAGGTATTTTATGGGGGTTTCTACTAGTTTATTAACAAGTGTAATAAATACATTTAAAGCAATTTCCAATGTTTCAATATTTTGAATTCCGGGTATTTCCAATTTTCCAGTATTAAATACTTTAATATTAATTTCTTTAAATTCGCCTTTATAGAATATTCTTACGATAACGGCGAAACAATTATAAAACGCGCTCTTTTTCTTTTTCCGAAAGTTAATTAAATCCTTTTTACTAATGCCTATTGTTACTTTACGTATATCTTTAAATGTTAGATTTTCACCGGTAACGACGTTCACTTTTGAAATAACATCCACGCAAATATTATCTTGTTTTTCTATATTTTCTTCCAATTTATTTACCTCTTCGGGCGTGATTGAATTAATTTTCATTATCTTTTTTATAACACCTTCCTTCGCTTCTTTGTAATCTATTATGGGTAATTTCCAAAAAAGATCATTTAAATCTATACATTGATCTAAAAAACCTATTTTTGTTTGAGTTGATATATATAAGTCTGTAAATTCGGGTACAAATGTATCTTTTTTATTATTATTAATTTTATTATTTTGTAATGATTTATTATCAATTATAAAATCTTTCCATTCATCATTGACATCTGCCATCTTTAAATAGTTAAATTATATTATTTAAATATGTTATTTAAATAATTTAATATCAATTTTATTTTTTATATTTAGGAAAATTTTTATTTAAAAAGGTGCTCTTATATTTTTTATCTAACAACTATCTATGATGTCCTTTAAAAAAAAGGAAAAAAAGCAACAATTAAAAGAAATTGAAAATGAATATAGTATAAAAAAGCAAAATTTTAACCCAATATCTCCTTCACCGAATAAATTTATTAAAAATTTGGAAATAAGAATGAAAATGTATTATAAAGAATTGTATAAATCGTACAAATGATTTATGAAAAAAGACAAATAAATATCAATATTTATTTGTTCATTGTGTATAATAATTTCAAGATATGTTAACCAATCGCTATTTAAGCAATATTCTTTATTTTCAATAATATAAAATATGAAATATTTTACAAATTCATATATGGAAATATAGTTTGATTCGCAATAATTATTTATAAATGGTTCAATTTGATCTTTGGTGTTTAAATTAAATAATAGTATAAGATCTTCAAGTGTTTCATTTGTGATAATATTATTAATATTAATGTTATTATGATTAGTTTGAATATAATTAATCATACTTCGTATATCTGATTTAAACATTTTCTGTATATTTTGCAATTGTTCTTTATTGATATTTAATGATTCGGCTTTAACAATATGTTTTAGAAAATGAAAAATATCTTTTTCAGGTAAATTGCAGAAACACAGCTGTATAAATTCATTTTGCAATGCTTTATCAATCTTACTAATATAATTACATATTAAACAAAAACGTATATCATCAGAGTATTGTTGTATAAGATATCGTAATGCTTGTTGTGCATTTTTTGTCATATAATCAACTTCGTCTAATATAACGAATTTGAGACCGTTTCCGAAGAGAGATTTTGTGTTTACAAATTGGTTGATTTGATTTCTAATAACGTCAATACCGCGATCATCGGAAGCGTTTAAATGTATTTTCAATCCCTTTATATTTGGATAATATTTATTATGATATTCTTTAATGAGATTTATTATTGTGGTTGTTTTACCTGTCCCAGGGGGTCCATAAAAAATGAGATTGGGAAAGTTTTTTTGTTTGATGATATTTTTAAGTAGTGTTTTGTTTGTTTTTTCAAGAACAATATCTTTAAATTTGGTGGGTCTATATTTTTCAATCCACGGTTTATGATCCATTAATATTGATTGTTGTAATTTATTTTTTAAATAATTTTTCTGAGAGAAAGATATATTTAAAAGTAATAAAAATAATATTGGAATATTCTAATATGCCTGGGTATTTAGAAATTATTTTAGGTTCAATGTTTGCGGGAAAAACGACGAAATTGATAGAAAAGTATCGCGAATGTATCTTTCTCTCAAAGAAAGTTTGTGTAATCAATTATGAGGAGGATAAAAGATATGATAGTGAGAAATTATCGTCTCATAATTTGGTGAAAATAGATTCTATTAATTTAAAACAACTTGCAGATATATTTAAAAATAAAGAAAATTTAGACGCTGAGGTATTTTTAATTAATGAGGGGCAATTTTTTGATGATTTAGATAGTGTGGTTATAAACTTGGTAGAAAATATGAATAAAAGTGTTTATATTTATGGATTGGATGGTGATTATAAACGAAAAAAGTTTGGAAAAATATTGGATTTGATCCCGTTGTGTAATAAGGTGGAAAAATTGACAGCTTTATGCAATATTTGCAGGGATGGAACGAAAGGATATTTTACAAAGAGAGTAACAAATGATACATCGCAAAAATTAATAGGAGTTAATAATCATATAGCTGTATGTAGAATGTGTTATAATGAATAAAATAATAATTTAAAATTATGTTATTATTTTATATAAATGAGCTACACACATTTATTAACTCATTTTTTTAATGATAAAAAGAAATGGGATTTATTAGTAGGAAAAAAAGGTGTTTTTAAAGTAAATATAATAAATGCAATAATAAACATTTCAAAAGAAGAATATAAAAACCACCAAATCATTAATTTAAAATTAATTAATAGCCCAATTTTTCTCATAAAATCGTTTAATCCGGGTTATTTTGATAATGATTTTTTTAAAGATTTTACAGGTTTAACGTTTGACGCTATAACTGGTATTTTAGAAATTAATATTAAAGATGCAGGGGTGAAGGAGGTGAAGGAGGTGAAGGAAAAGGAGAAGGAGCTGGGGCAGGCGGAGCCGGTGCAGGCGGAGCAGGAGCAGGCGGAGCCGGTGCAGGCGGAGCAGGAGCAGGCGGAGCAGGAGCAGGCGGCGCTGAAGCTGGAGCAGGAGCAGGAGGCGCTGAAGCTGAAGCAGGATCAGGCAAATCAGCAGCAGGATCAGGCAAATCAGCAGCAGGATCAGGCAAATCAGCAGCAGGATCAGGCAAATCAGCAGCAGGATCAGGCAAATCAGCAGCAGGATCAGGTGGATGAGGATAACTATGATAGTGACGGTGATGCTTTTGAAGAAGATGATGAAACAGATAAAAATAACCAGGAGAAGGCAGACAAAGAAAAAGCAGCAGCAATAAAAATTCAAGCTATTCAACGTGGCAAAAACGATCGTAGTAAAGTGGAAAAATTTAAAGAAGAGGAAAGAAAAAGACAAGAAGAGGAAATTGAAAAAAAAATAAAAGCAGCCTTGGAAAAAGCAGCCTTGGAAAAAGCAGCAAAAGAAAAATATAAACTAATTATTGAAAGATTACAACAGTTGAAAATTACAGTTGATAATGTACCCACAAATCAATCCGATCGTAATATTATTAAAATTTTGAAAGAAACCCAAAACCACTCATTCTGGGTAGATATTATTAACAAAAATGATAAAATTTTAAATATAAATGAAGACTTAGAAAACAAATTATTGGACTATAACAATAGATTTATCAACATAAAAAATGAATTTAATAATTTGGATGTCAAATTGGATGATACACCTGATAACTTAATAACTGAAATACAAAAAAGCTTAGATAATTTGAAAAAATATTTAAAGGATACAAAAGTTCTAGATATTACACCTAAACAGAAAACCAAATTTGATAGTATTAAAGAGAATGACGCTTGGTTAAGTAATAATTTTAATAACATTGGCAACACTGAAAATATCACCGATATTGAAGTTCTTAAAAGCAAATTTGAAGAAATGTTAATAAAATGGAATGGGTTTCTAGCAGCCAGATCTTGTCAAATCGTTTTTGCAGCATCATCGAAAGAGTGTGATCCTGATGCCAATACAGAAAAATGTTGGAATGATAGACTGTATGGTATGTTAAAAGATAAATGGAATGAAGGAACAAATAATGAATGGGAAAGTATTATGAAAAATAGTGAAGCCAATATTTCAGATCCTTTTACATCAGGTGGAAAAATTTTTAAAGAAATGGAAAAAAACAAAAAAGCAACAGATAAAACTAATGAATTATTAAAAATAACATTAGATCAAGCTAAGGAAAACTTAGAAAGTGTAATTGGTTATCAATTACAAACATTGTGCAATTCCAAGAAGAATTGTTATCAAAAATTAATACTTGGTGTTTCAGGTGCTAGTGGAACCGGTAAAACTTATGTAGCTTTTGACAGAGAAGAAAATGGACAACCAAATAATTTACTTCAAAGAATTTTTAAGGTCATTATTAAGGTAATAAAAAAGAAACAAGAGACACATAATAACATTCGATTAGATATGAAATTGGATTTTTGTTTATTACACGCTTGGACAGATATTGAAGAAATAAAAAATTTTATGTACACTCAAAAAGAAAATACCGAACAGAAAGAAGAAAATACCGAACAGAAAGAAGAAAATACCGAAAGGGTGTATAAAGAATATGGAAAAGTTAAACATTCAAATGAAACTTTACACGAAAAAATATTAACAGCTAACGACAAAGCACAAGAAACTAACAATAATAAAATATTAAAAGATATATTGGGTTTTATTAAAAAAATTAATAAATTTAGAATTAAATATGATACCGAATGTTTAGCTAAAGACTGGTTAGATAAAATATGTAAAAATTCACATGAAATAAATTATTTTAATGGTTTTGATACAAATCATTTTATTGACGAGGGTAATAGTGGAAATGAAAATTCTAGTCGCGATGCATTAATAGTACGTTTGGTATTTAAAATAAAAAATAGCGATGAGGATGAGGTTAAAAGAGAATTTTCTATATTTTTGATAGATCCACCGGGTTCAGAAAAACTTTATGTTGATAAAAAAACAAAAGGAGTAATAAGAACAAGTTTATTTTCAAAACGATTTCCTACAAAAAAAGAAGAAGAATGGGTAAATCCAAAAATAACTGCGAAAGGCTTTAGTTGGACAGATTATGGAATTGGAATGAACGAAACAGATCCTAAAACAAACTATTTTGATCTAACACCATTAAATTTTGATCAATCTTTTCCTTGGAAACATCTTATAGAGAAACATCACGAGACTTATAGATTATATAAGGATGATAATGATATTATAGAAAATTTTTTAGAAGAAACAAGATTTATAAATATATCACTTTTTGTTTTAAAATTATATATGTTAAATGGGTTTGAATATGAATTTAAAAAAAATTACAATGCTTGGGCAGTGAACAATCAGAAAAATACTATGCAAAAAGATATAAGCGATGCCATAGATAAATATAATGATGAACCTGCAAACAATGCCACTCCACCTGCAAACAATGCCAATCCACCAGCACCACAAGCACCACAAGCACCCGGTGCTTTAGCACCACCTGCACCACAAGCACCCGGTGCTTTAGCACCACCTGCACCACAAGCACCCGGTGCTTTAGCACCACCTGCACCACAAGCACCCGGTGCTAAAGCACCACCAGCACCATCAAAATACTCAAATTTAATTTTAATTCCGGATTATGAAATGGATAGTAATGAAGTTAATATGAAAACAAAGCTTCTAACCAATAGGTTGGAAGCAAAAAAATATGGGAGAATTGATAGGGATAAAGATAAATATCTTAGATTATCTAAAGTTGCGTTATTATTATTAAAAGGTGGTGAAACAGGGCGCGAACCACACCCTCCTCCTCATCCTACTTCTCGCAAGCAAAAAAATCAAACCACCAAATTCAAAATTAATACAACCCGAGGAGGAGGGAAGGAGATGGGGGGAAAACAACCCTCCCAGAGAAGGAGGAGGGTAAAAAAAAAAAACAAAGATTTTATCACTTCCTCTTTTTCACACTCTATCTTTTACAATAAGGATCAGGTAGACGACGAAAAATACCAAGTAGGACCTGGTCATTGGGGATTATCATTTGGAGCCACAGCAAAAGCAAACGCGGGCACAGAGGAGATGAAAAGTTTGATGACAAAATATTTGCAAAATACAATAAAAAGTTTTGTGGACTTTACTGCTAATATATCTAAAATAACACCGTGGAATTTTTTTCAAAATAATTTGACGTTTATAAATCAGTTAGATAAATCAGGTGAAACAAAGGAAGGTGAAGAATTTATAAAAAAAAAAATAGATTGTTTTTTTGATATAAAAGAATATCCAGAGGTATTAACACTCGATTATTTAAAACCCAATAGTGAAATTAAAAAAGAAAATTTAAATATTAGATTATATTTACAAAGAAAAAAATTAAATGATGGTACTCTAATAAAAAATTATTATTTATTGTTAGGAAAAAAAGATAAAAATAAAGTATTTGTTGTTAAGCAGTGGGACAATTGGCTTCAAGATATACAAAAAAAAATTAAGACTACCACCAGTTGGTTAGGACCTTCGTTTGAAAGTAGAAGAAATGAAAAGGCACTTTCAAAAAACGACGAGGGTTGGATAAAAACATGGGGTGATGATACTCACCCCATTGATGAGTCCAAATATAATTATATGTATAATATGATGGACAAACATACTTTAGATAACATCTATCCAATTGGTAAAAAAACAAATTGCGGCGGTGCTATACCTCAAGAAATTACACCTGAAAAAAAAAATATTTTAAAAGAAAATAAATTAATACCAGTAAATCCACGTTTAACATATAGACATTGGGATATAGGAGGAAATCAACCTCGTAAAGATGCTGAAGTTAACATTGGAGATTTTACCAAGTGGTTCAAAAAAAATACTGTTGATATCCGGAAACCCGTTGCTGGTGGACAATCGGACAAAGATAAAGAAGAAGAAAAAAAAAAAGAGGAAGAAGGAACTGTTTATTCTAAATTTTTTAGATCGCCATTAAATTTTTTGGCTAGTGAGGATTTTAAATTGTTATTTGATGATAACAGTAATTATTTGAATATGGTTAAATTATTATTATTAATAGGCTTTCCAAGAGAAGGCGAATTTATAACAAAAATGTTAGTTTATACTTTAGATGTAAGATTTAAAGAAAATGATGTTATAAATTCTGTAAACGACAGAGTTAATGTTTTGAAAAAAGAAATTTTAAATTTATTATTTTATCATTCATCCTCATTAGCAAAAGATCACGGTAAACATAATTTGAAAGATGACAAAGACAACGATATATTTGCACAAATAAGAATAAACATAGATTTATTAAAAAAAGATCCCAAAGCGTGGCCCTACCTACCTATTGGAGTGAGAAAGGGGCCAATATCACCAAAAGTAAAAATGATGGGACTTCGCCCTGTCTTAGTTCCGGCCGAAGAAGCGCGTAAGCGTATCGCCCAAAAACGTACCAAGGCGATTTTTGATCAACACGAAAAAGAAAAACAAGGAGGAAAAAGAACAAGAAGGAAGAAAAAAAGAGGAGGAAAAAGAACAAGAAAAAACAATAAAAAAAAAGTATTTAAAATAAATATTGAATAAATCAATATAAATATCATTATGCCACCAAAAAAAAGAGGAAGAAAGCCAAAGAAAAAGACCGAAAATAAAGAAAAACCACCACCAAAGAAGCGTGGGAGGAAGCCAAAGGGAGGTAAGATAATGACAGTTGAATCAAAAAAAAAGAAAATAGAAAAATATACACCCAAAATTATTATGCATTTGAAAGTATCTAGTACGGATAATACAGCGGGCAACATCACGAGTTTAAAATATGAACCGAATCTTGAAAACCCGGAAGCCTATAATATGGACCAATCAAATTTAAAATATCACAGCATAGAATCCGAGAAAAAAACACCATATAAAAATATTCCACAACCGGTTGAAAATTCCAAACATTGTAGTGATGAACCAATTAATATTAAAGATGTGTGGGTGAAATTAAATGAATTAAAATATAAATTAAAAACAAAAAATATTTCAGATAAAAATTGCAATTGTTTTTGGTGTACATATCCGTTTGACAATCCAGCAATCCATATACCAAAACATTATGTAGAAGATAAAATTGAAGTATATGGATGTTTCTGCAGCCCAGAATGCGCCGTGTCTTATTTAAAAAATGAGAATTTAGATTCATCAACAATGTGGGATAGATATTCGCTATTGAATAATATTTATGGAAAAATTTATAATTATGAAAAAAATATCAAACCTGCGCCGTCACCTTTTTATACATTGGAAAATTATTATGGTAATCTAAGTATACAAGAATATAGGAAATTGCTTACAAATAATAGATTGATTATGGTTGTTGATAAACCAATGGCGAAAATGTTACCGGAAATTTATGAAGAAAACAATGAGATACCGGATGTTATGAATAATATATTATCTAATAAAACAAATAACATTGGAAGTAAATATAAATTAAAAAGTAAGGAAAAATTTAAAACAAAGACAGATATATTGAAAAACAATTTTGGCGTTTTTTAAGAAATAGTTATATTAGCCATTTCTTAAAATTATAATTTGATTTCTTCTGGTAATGATTCATATAATTTTTGAGCCTTTTTTTGCGCCAATTTTTGTGCCTCTAAATTTTGTGCCTCTAATTTTTCTTTTAAAAGTTGTTGTTGCAGCAAATGTTTGTTTAATTCACTAAGTTCTTCTTCTTTTTTTAAATAATCCCTATATTTTTTATATTGATCGTGATTTTTATTTTGAATATCTTTAAAATTTCGCAATTCTTTCATAATGGATTGATTTACAGAAACGACTTTATTTTTTTCTTTTTTTATTTGTTTTTCTTTTTCCTGAAATGTTGGATTTAAAAATTCTTTAATAACTTTAATAAAATCATATTTCCATTCTTTTAATTTATTTTCGGCTGTTTCATAATCATAATTTGTTTGTGAAATTATAATTTTTATTTGCGCGTCTTTTTGAATTTGATTCATATATCTTTCAGATATATTTTAAAAAAGGATATTAAACGGAATATAATTATTATTATATTAATGGAAAGTTTAAGTAGCGTAAGTATTGATAATATTGTAAATGAAATTTCAACAGTACTTAGTAAACATTTATTATCTGTATCATCAGCTGTAAATAAATTTCAAGAAGAACAAAATGATCTTGAAAAAATATTATTAGAAATACCTTATGTTAAAAAATTAAAAATTGATAATGATGAGTTAAAAAAAGAAAATATTAAATTAAAAAATGAATTATCTAAATATAATAGTGAAACTAAAATGGAAACTAAAATTAAATTAGTAGTTTTGGAGAAGACAGAAAATAATAATATAATTAGCGAAGAAGATATTGTTAAAGAAATAGAAAATGATTTAGAATTGAAGAGGAAAAAACAAATTGATAATATGAAATCGGTAATGGGTTCATTTAATTTACATAATTTTATGGATGATGACGACGAAGACGACAATGAAGACGACGATGAAGATAATAAAGACGACAATGAAGACGACAATGAAGACGACGATGAAGATAATAAAGACGACAATGAAAACGACGATGAAGACGACAATGAAGACGACAATAATCCTATTATGAAACAATGTATGTTTTTTTCAAAAAAAGATGAAGAGTTGGGACCAGCTGAATTTGAAAGAAATAATGAAGATGCAAAGGAAGATGCAAATGAAAAACCTGGTTATTTACACGGTGCATTGCTTTTACAAAAAAACAATATTGATACAATTGATGACGGTTCTTCTACTGAGGAAGAAGAGGATGAAGTTGAAGAGGAAGAAGAGGATAAAGAAGAGGATAAAGAAGAGGATAAAGAAGATGAAGAGGATAAAGAAGAGGATAAAGAAGAGGAAGATGAAGAGGATAAAGAAGAGGATAAAGAAGAGGATAAAGAAGAAGTGGAAGAGGAAGAAGAAGAAGTGGAAGAAATAGAAGTGAACGGTGAAAAATATTATGGAAATGATTCGTCCGTAGGAAATATATATGAATATTTAGAAGATGGTGAGATAGGCGATTGTATTGGACATTATGTTAATAAGACGCCAATTATTTTTTAATAAGAAACGAATAATTTATATATTAATAATATATAAATTATGATAGGCTCAATTTGCACACCGGCATTAATATATTTAATTTTTTCAATATCGCAAGTTTTAATAGATACAGTTAAAGGTTTTTTTAATACAGCATTGGTTAAAATAATATTAACAATTGTTTTTACGTTTATACTTAATTATTTATGTAACGCAGGTTTAGGAATTTTATCTTGGATAATAGTTTTTATCCCATTTATTCTGATGACGGTGATAGTTACATTATTATTATTCGTGTTCAATTTAGATCCAAAATCAGGAAGAATGGTAAATGTAAATAAATCTGATGAAAAGATCAGACGCGATTTGGTTTTATATCACGAGCATACTGGTAGACACGATGGTGGGTCAGATCACACACAATGCAGAAATAAAAAGCAAAGAAAAAAACCATTTTATAAATTAAAACTGGATGAGATGGATTCGGAATATAGTGGTACGAATGTTAATATGCCACATATTAGGGATCAACGTTTGGCAAAATATGTTTAAATAAATATATTTAAATATTTAATATTTATAATAATTATAAATGTTTTCATTCTTATATTATTTGACTATTATTTATTGTTCTGTGTTTTTTCTATCAATATTGGATAAAATAAACAAGGGAAAAATTAAAAATAAGGATGATTTTAAAAAAATAATAATGAGTAAATGTTTTATTATTTTATCAAAGTATCACAAAATAAAACGCATTTCAAATGAAACATATAGAAAATGTCTTACGTATAATAAATTAAATAAAGAATCAGCGGAAGAAATAAATTTATACGTATATTCCAATAATAAAAAGATTGATTTAAAAATGACAATTCAAAATAATAAAATAAAACTGAATGATGAAATTCCAGATGAAATTCTAGATGAAAATGTTGAGGATGTGAAATTATATATGAAATATAAATCATTTTTCAAAGAAATGAATGATGTTAACTTAAATGATTTAAAGAATACATTTGAAAAATTGCCCGAAGAAATTGAAAATTTTATGAATGATAAATTTTTAATTGATGACAAGTTGTTTTTGAATATAGAACTTGTAAATGGGAGAAATAGCGAAACATTGGATTTGACAAATATTTTACAAAAATATTTTGTTGAATGTAACATAATTTTCACGAGACAATTTTTAGAATATATTTTAAAATATGATTTTAATGAGAAATTAAATTATAATTATTCTTTAAATATAATGACTAAGGATGTTGAAATGTTGCAATTATCAAATAAACAAAAGATTAAAATTACAAAAACAGACCAAGATAAATTAACACACGAAATATTAAACTAACCATAGAAGTATTAATAAAAAATATTAAAGAATAATAAATAATATTTATTATAATGGATCATTCCCAAATGGAAAACTCTGAAGAAAAACATATCTTATATGATAAATGGGTTTTATGGGCGCATTTACCACATGACACTAATTGGTCATTAAAAAGTTATATAAAGATATGTAAGATTCAATCGGCGGAAGACATTATTGCATTAAATAATAGTTTACCGGATCAATTAATTAAGAATTGTATGTTATTTTTGATGAGAAAAGATATATTGCCTATGTGGGAGGATCCAAAAAATTGCGAAGGGGGGTGTTTTTCATTTAAAATTTCAAATAAGAATATAGCTTCTGTTTGGAAAAATATATCTTATCTATTAACGGGAGACACGTTATCTAAAGATCAAGAGTTATTAAATAGTATTACTGGAATTACGGTTTCACCAAAAAAATCGTTCTGTATTTTAAAAATATGGTTGTCTACATTAAAATATCAAAATGTAAAGAAAATCAATGAAATTGAAAATTTACCATTTCATGGATGTATATTTAAAAAACATAAACCTGATTATTAAGTTTAAAAAATATATTTTTTTTAAAAAAATTTATTAATATGAATATTAATAAATTTTATCATAGATATTTATTAATCTTACTTTCGCCATTATTTATTTATTTTGGTATAAACCAGGTGTTTTTTCCAATAAATATTTTATTTATAATGATTGGAATACTTATTATTTATTTGGGTAATAATAAATATGAAAAAACAAAAGAAATGATCTATTTATTTGATATAATAATTTTGGGTCCTTTATTATTTATAATGGGTATTACAAAAAATAAATATGATCATTTAAAAAATTTATTATGTGTTATAGGATTTGCTATAATTTTATATAATACTAGATCAATATTTATTAATTCGTTAAGGCGGTAGTGGCGCCAAACATAATTTAATATCTCCCAAACTTGCAACTGAATATTTGACAATAAGTGGGAGATCATTTTCAAGATACATTTCAATAGAATTGCAAAGATTAGTACATTTAATAAAGTATCCGAGATTTTTAAGAGAAAATTCTCCCTGTATGATAGTACTATCATTTTGCTTTTGTATAAATTCTGTAACACCGTCCATTTCAGTGCGACTTAATTCGCAATTTGCAAAAGGACCTTGGCATTTAAAAATAAGTTCATTCCCAACTGATTTTATTTCCAATCTTTCGGAAATATTGGAAAGGTCGCGAATAATTTTTTGAAAATCACTGGATGGTAAATTAATAACCGAAGAAAATTGTACACTTGGTAATTCAAGTTCTTCTTCATCTGGTTCTATTAATTTTAATTTTTGGTTTTTAGATTGTTGAATATTACCATTTTCAAATTTTAATCCAAGATAATTTACAATTCCATCGGAATATTCAGATTCTTCAATATAAATAGTTAATGTATCATCGTTATCAATTGAATTAATTAATTTGAAAAGCTGAAACATATTAACACCTATAACAATTTTTGGATACTTGCAATAATAATATTCAAATTTTTCAGCATCGAGAAATAAATGTGCCAAAATAGTATGCGATTTATCCATATTTATAATACGCATACCATCTTTTTGAAAAGTTATATTTGTTTCAAGCAATATATCTTTTAATGCCGTCATTAATGTTCTGAATGGGGCTATCTGAACTGTTTTTATTTCTAACACATTTTTTGAACTCATATATTAAATTTTTGAATATAATCTTTAAATACTAATATATAGAAAAAACTTATAAAATGCGTTTAAAATAAAATAAACAAATATTATATTATGGATAAATCTGTTCAACAGCTGCTACATCTTTTTGAAGAAAATAAACATAACAAAGAAGTGTGTGATAAAATAACAAGTTTTGTTTGTAATAGATTGCCAATAGAGATTGTGTGTTGGAAAAAAGAATTAGATAAGAATAAAATAAAAATGGAACAAACAAATTTTATTAATTGTTTTTTAAACGATGAACAATATTATTATATAAAAGAGACCAATACTTATATAAAATATGATAATTTGAATTATTCTTTAATAAGTGAGGACGAATTATTATATTTCATATTAAGCGCGGTCTCAAAAAATAAATTATTATTGTCCAAAAAACAAATGATAAAAGATATAATTATTAAAGAAATTAAATTAAATGCGTTTGGGTCTGGAATCCCAGAATCAAACACGATACAAAATATTATTAACTATCTTTATCCTGTTTTATTTAAAACAAAATCGGAAGCTAAGTATTTTTTGTGTATATTGGGTGATAATATTTTAAAAAAGGAAAGCAAAACATCTTATATTACAAGAAGTTCATATAAAATTTTTTTAGAGCATATTAACAATTGTTTTAAAGATTATTATAATTATGACATAATCAACAATATTTATTATGATATAAAAAAAATAACAGAATTGGGTAATGCGAGAATTTTAGACTTTAAAGAATCTATTAAAAATAAAGGGTTTTGGCAGCATTTCTTAGATCAAAATGTATTAAACATTGTTTCAATCGCGATACATTATTCACAACGATATGATAATTCGGAAGAATATTTGCAAGATAAGATTGAAGATAAAAATAAAATATTATATTTTAAAAACAATACAAAAAAGGATATTTTAGAAAAGTTTATATACAAATATATTGTTGAATATGAGGCTGAGAAAATAACTGAAAATGAATTGTACTATATATGGAAATTATTTTTAATAGAAGAAAACATTCCTTGTATTTTTGATTTGAACGACCATTTTTTTAAAACATTCAATGAAACTTATAAAAAAATTAAACATAAAAATAATAATTATTTGAATATTTTCTCAGAAAAGCTTTTGATCGCGCGTCAATTTAATTCTTTTTGGAAAGAATGTATGAAAGAAGATAAGAATGAAATGATTGAAATAAGTGAGATCTTTTATTTCTTTAAAGAAAATAATAAAAATTCTTCTGAAGGAGAAATAATGTTTTTGATTGAATATTTCTACCCATATATTAAGATAATTAATAATAAATATATTATAAATCACAGTTGTGTATTATGGAATAAAAAAGAAACGATTAAAAATGCAATTAAAGAAATTAAAAAAAAATGCGATTTAAATGAAATAACAAATATAAATTTGTATAAAAAATATTGTCAACATTTGAAGAAAGAAAAAAATGAATTAGTTGTGAATAAAACATATTTTATGGATGTAATTCAAGAAGTGAAAAAAATATAGTGTTTTGGGATAAAAAATATTTTCAAAAGAAAGTCAAATTTTAAATTGAATAACATTTTTAATAAATAAAATTTTATTAAAATGGGTTTTAAAGATGTTATGGTGTTTTTATCGCCATATTTAGCAGTATTTTTATGTGTGTTTATAATTATTGTTTGCTTCCTTATTAACTATACAACACCTAGTTCTATAGAGTTTGAACATAGATTTCCACAACAAATGAATGAACAGAGGCAACAAATGAATGACCAGATACAAGAAAGAAGATTTAGAGCTGCGAATATAAATAGATTAGAATTGGTGGATTCTATGATAAATTATGCAAGATATTTAAGAGAAAAAATGGAGAGAGAAAGAATAAAAGAAGATATAGTAATTTTTATAAATCCTGGAGACGAAAACCCAGTATTAGGACAATTGATAGTGGATTAAATTTTTATGATATTATAAAAATTTAAAAAAATTTAGCGTTGGCGTCTGCGGCGTCTTTTACTTTTGCGTTTTTTACTTTTGCGTTTTTTCATTGTTTTACTAACCATACCTTTTTTCATTTTTTGGAATTTTTTACCCTTATTTCTTCGTGCGATATCAATATATTTACCTAGATGTTTTTGTCTCTTGGCGGTTTGACTCTTCTTTCGTGAAACAATTTTCCCGTCTTTTTTTTGCATAAGATGTTTTTTGGTAAGAGCTTTTTTACCGGGGTTTGTTTTGTAAGCAGTACCGTGCCAAACTTGAGCACGAGATCCAACTAAAGTAGCGAATTTTTTACCAGCAACGATAACACCTCCATCAGCAGCGCGTTTCCAATTTTTACCAGTCATTATATATATTATTAAAAGATAAAAAAAATAAGTATTTCTAAATGAACGCGAATTAAATTGATTTAAAAATAATATTTAAAAAGAATATTATTATTATTTTAAAAAAATGTCTGAAACCAAATCAGATAAAACCAAAAAAGCACTTGCTAAAAAATATCAGAAAAAGACAGATATAGAACATATTTTAGATGCACCGGATACATATATCGGCAGCATTGAACCGGATGAAGAAGAAAATTGGTTGTTGAATCAAGAAGGGAGAATGGAATGGAATAAATATATTTGGACAGCGGGATTTTATAAATGCTTTGATGAGGGCATTGTGAATTGTCGTGATCATCAAATCCGTTTAAATGAAAAAATAAAAAATGGTGAGAAAAAAATCATACCCGTTAAAAACATTGAAATTACATTAGATAAAAAAACTGGTGTAATTACAATGTATAATGATGGGAATGGCATTGATATTGCTAAACATCCCGAATATCAAATTTGGATTCCTGAAATGATATTTGGTCATTTGAGAACGGGTTCAAATTATGATAAATCCGAGAAGAAAATTGTTGGTGGTAAAAATGGATTTGGATTTAAACTTGTTCTAATTTATTCAAAATGGGGTGAAATTGAAACGGTTGATCATATTAGGAAATTAAAATATACACAACGATTTGAAAATAATTTGAGTAAAATATGCAAACCAACCGTTACAAAAACAACCGTGAAACCTTATACAAAAGTATCGTGGTTACCTGATTACAAACGATTTGGTATGGGAGGGTTGACGGATGATATGTTTTCTTTACTTAAAAAGAGAACGTTAGATATTTCAGCAGTAACGGACAAAACAGTAAAAGTGAAATTTAATGGTTCTTTATTTCATTCAAAGACATTTGAACAATATTTAGATTTGTATATTGGTGAAAAATCAGAAACCAAAAGACTTTATGAAAAACCAAATGATCGGTGGGAATATGGTGTATGTTTAAGTCCATTGGATGAGTTTACACACGTGTCATTTGTAAATGGTATTCATACAAAAAAGGGTGGTAAACACATTGAATATGTGATGAACCAGATTGTAAAGAAAATGGTCGCGTATATTGAAAAAAAGAAAAAAATAAAGGTAAAACCTATCACAATTAAAGAACAATTAATGTTGTTTTTGAATTGCGTTATTGAAAACCCAGCATTTGATAGTCAGACGAAAGAAACAATGAATACGCCTGTTGCGAAATTTGGTTCAAAATGCGAAATTTCAAATAAGTTTATTGAAAAGTTAGCAAAAATGGGCGTTATGGAAGCGGCAATTAATTTAAATGAAGTAAAAGCAAATAAAGCAGCAAAGAAAGGCGATGGTCGTAAAACAAATAATATAAGGGGTCTACCAAAATTAATGGATGCAAATAAAGCGGGAAGTATACATAGTGAAAAATGTACTTTAATTTTGGCTGAAGGAGATTCAGCTAAAGCAGGAATTGTATCGGGTTTGAGTAAAGAAGATCGTAATTTTTGGGGTGTATTTCCACTAAAGGGAAAACCATTGAATACGCGTGATATCTCCCAAACAAAAGTGAATAGCAATGTTGAAATTACAAATATTAAAAAGATTTTAGGATTAGAGACTGGAAAGAAATATGATACTCAAGAAAAAGTAAACAAACATTTAAGATATGGTAGGGTGCTTTTTATGACAGATCAAGATTTGGATGGATCACATATCAAGGGATTATGTATTAATATGTTTCAAACACAATGGCCTGAGTTAATTGAATTGGATGGGTTCATCGGTTTTATGAATACACCTATTTTAAAAGCGAAAAAAGGAAGCAGAGAATTATCTTTCTATACCGAAAGCAAATATCATAAATGGAGAGATGATAATAATAACGGCAAAGGGTGGAAAATTAAATATTTTAAAGGACTTGGTACGAGTTCTGCAAAAGAATTTAAAGAATATTTTAGAAAGAAAAAGATGGTAACGTTTAAATATGAAGACACGTGCGGGGATGCTATTGCTAAAGTCTTTGATAAAACAAGAGCTGATGATAGAAAAAAATGGTTGGGGGATTATAATAAAGATAATGTTTTAGAAATAGATAAAAAAAAAATTTCATATACAGATTTTGTGGACAGAGAAATGATTCATTTCTCTAAATATGACTGCGATCGTTCAATACCTAGTATGGTGGATGGGTTAAAAATTAGCATTAGAAAAATCCTATTCTCTTGTTTTAAAAGAAATTTAGTGAATGAAATTAAAGTTGCACAGTTGGCTGGATATGTCAGTGAACATTCTGGTTATCATCACGGCGAAATGAGTTTAATCAAAGGTATCATTGGTATGGCACAAGAATACGTTGGGTCAAATAATGTAAATGTATTAATGCCTAATGGTCAATTTGGTACAAGATTGATGGGTGGTAAAGATCACGCGAGTGAAAGATATATTTTCACAACATTGAATACAATCACGAAATTTATTTTTAGAGAAGAAGATAAAGCTATATTAAATTACCAAGATGATGATGGATTGCTTGTTGAACCCGACTTTTATATGCCCATTATACCATATGTATTGATAAATGGTGGGAAAGGTATTGGCACAGGATTTAGTTATGAAGGATTATCTTACAATCTTAATGATGTGACAACATATTTAAAAAATAAAATTGAGAACAAACCCAATATAGAATTGCATCCATATTATGAAGGTTTTACCGGAACTGTTATTAAAAATTATGAGCATTCGCAAAAATATTTAATTAAGGGAAAATATAAAATTATAAATTCGGATACTGTTAAAATAACAGAATTGCCAATAGGTACGTGGACAACAGATTATAATGAATTTTTAGAATATTTAATGTCGGACAAATTAAAAAATGGGAAAAAGAAAATACCAATAATTAAGAAGAAGATTGATTTATGTACAGATGTAATGATTGATTTTACAATTAAATTTTACCCGGGTGTGTTACCGAATTTAGTATCAAAAAAATTTAATGAACACATAAATATGTTAGAAAAAACTCTTAATTTAACAACAACAAAAAGTTTGACAAATATGAATTTATTTACGGCTAACCATGGTTTGAAAAAATATAAAAATGTGTATGATATTATTGATGATTACTATGTTGTAAGATTAGCAAAATATTCAGAAAGAAAAAATTATATGATAAAAAATATGGAATATATTGTTAAAAAATTAACAAATAAGGCTAAATTTATATTAGAACAATGTGATGATATTATTGATTTAAGAAAAATGAAAAAAGATATGGTTATTGAATTATTGAAAACGCGAAATTATGATGTATTTGATGAAGATCTGGAGTATAAATATTTAAGAACAATGCGAATTGAACAAGTTGAAGAGGAAAATATGGATAAATTATTGAAAGAGAAAGATGAAAAAATGAAAGATTTAGAAATATTGAAAAATACAACTATAGAAACAATGTGGCTTTCAGAATTAAATGAGTTGATTGTTAATTTTAAAAAATACAGACTACAGCGTAAAGCAAGACAAATGGGTGTAAAAATAAAAAATAATAAAAATAATAAAAATAATAAAAAATAATAAAAAATAAAAAAAATAAAAAAAATAATAAAAAATAAAAATAATAAAAAATTAAATTTTTATAAATATTTAAAACATTTATAAAAATTATTTTTTTTTAGAAAAATGGTTTCATTATAAGACTATTTGAATGATAACTTGATTTAGGTAAATCAATTGGGTTAGAAATATTACTAACGTGTTGTTTATATTTCAAATAACCTTTAGCTTCCTTATATAATTGAGGCACTGCATAATTAATTACAATATTATTTAAGTCATAAATTTGAGATGCAATATTTTGTGGTAAATTTTGCGAATGTTGTAAATACATAGCTCGCATTATGGTTTTTAACACATCTTGATCTTGATAACCAATGTTATATAATCCATTTGATCGTTTGTAAACACCAACGATAAGTTTTTTTTGTAAATTATCAATATTGTCTGCAGAAAAGAAAGCTTTTGATAATACAGATGTTTCAAAATTCCCAACAAGAGCATTTTTATATTCGGATGATTTTTCAATATTAGGCGTTTCATATAATAAAAATTTGTCAACATCATTATGGCCAATTATATTTACACGTCCGTTCATATATATCATTAAAAGAAAAAATAATATTATATTTATTTATATATGAGTTTTAATAGAACAGTATTAACCGTGGCAACTGTTGTATTTGTTATATTATTAACAATTACAGCATTAATGATAAAAAAAAGTTATGGTAAAAAAATGTATCCGCCCGAAATCCCTAAATGCCCACATCAATGGACTGTGCAAGATAACGGTGATTGCAAATGGAATGGAAAAGGTAACCCAGAAGAAACATATTTTAGCACCGGTCACATATATAAACCACCAGCGTTAGATAATTTATTAACACGAAAAGAAAAATGTGTATGGGCTAAACAGGAGAAAGTTATGTGGGAAGGTATTTGGGACGGAGTAAAAGGTGTAAAAGGGTGTTAAATAAATTGAATATTTTATAAATTTAATTATAAAATATTATTAAAAATATTATTAAAATATTAAATATATATTATGATTTTGTGCGAATCATTATTGAAATTACCGAAAGACGTTGTTGAAAATGAAATTTTTAAATTTTTAAATAATGAACAATTGTTATTTACTAATAAAAAATACTATGAAAAAACCATAATTGAATACCGCTTAAAAAATAATAATTTTTCATATAAAAATAATGGTTTAAAATTAGATTGTTATATAAAAAAAATAATTATTAATAAATATAATTATATATTTTCTCTACTAATAAAAGAAAAATATAAACATTGGAAAAAAATAAAAGGTTATTATTATAAAGATTATAGATATAAATCATATATTGATGTTTTAAAACATATATGCATTGAATTAGATTCTACGAAATGTCGGAATAATATATTATTATATGAAAAAAACAATGGAGTTCGTAAAAATAAGTATAAAAAAATGAGAAGTATTAATAATATATGGAGCAACTGAATTTGAATCTATTATTAAATAGAATTGAATCTGAAAAAATATTTATTGACGCCTTGAATAGTTTTGAACAAAATAAACAAAATAAAACAATAAAAAGAGGAATTTATGTTTACGGTTCTCCGGGTAGTGGAAAAAGTTATTTTGTAAAACAACTATTAAAAAAAATGAATTACGATATAGTATTGTATGATGCCGGCGATGTAAGAAACAAATCAGTAATAGATATGATAACAAAACATAATATGTCAGATATTAATGTATTAAGTATGTTTAAAAAGAAGAAAAAACCAATAGCTATTGTTATGGATGAAATTGATGGTATGAATAATGGGGATAAGGGTGGTATAAATTCTCTCATAAAATTAATTAGACCAAAAAAAACAAATAAACAAAAGAAAGAGCAGATGACAATGCTTCCGATTATATGTATTGGTAATTATCATATTGATAAAAAAATAAAAGAAATAATAAAAATTTGCACACCCATTGAATTAAAAAAACCCAAGAACGTAGATATTAATAATATTATTAATATTTTAATGCCTAATATAAATAATGTTATAAAAAATAATTTAATAAATTATATAGAAGGTGATTTACGAAAATTAAATTCATCATATGAGATTTATATGAATCATAATCAGATATTAAAAACGCATTTATTTCATAATATATTTAAAAAAAAAAATTTTAATGAAGATACAAAAGATATAACAAAAAGATTAATTGATAATTATTACCCAATGTCGCAACATTTTTTATTAATGAATGAGACTGATAGAACTAGCGTTGGGTTATTATTTCACGAAAACTTAATTGATTATTTATCAGAAATAAAAGATAAAGAGTATTTGAAGGAATATATTTCTTTACTTGAAAATTTTGTTTTTTCTGATTATATAGATAGGATAACGTTCCAAAAGCAAATATGGATATTTAATGAAATGACATCATTGTTGAAAACATTTTTTAATAATTATTTATTTCACAATAAGATAAAAAACAAAAAAAAGAAAAACATAAGTCAAATAAGGTTTACAAAAGTATTAACAAAATATTCAACAGAATATAATAATATAACATTTATTCAAACATTGTGTAACAAACTTACAATGGATAAAAAAGACTTATTTTCATATTTTTTATATTTAAGAAAAGAACATTGTACATTGGAAATTATTTATGATATATTGGCTAGTAATAATTATGATATAACCAAATTGGAAGTATCTAGATTATATAGATTTTTAGATAAATATTATGAAAAATACGATCCAACTGAATAAATTTATAAAATATTTTTAAAATTATAAAATATTTTTAAAATTATAAAATATTTTTAAAATTATAAAATATTTTATTTATGTTGATCAACAAACTTTTTGAATCCCTCGGCATTTCTTTCACCATTGTATGTATCAATAACTTTATCACCTTCTATAATTAATAATGATGGATATCCAGAAACGCCATATTTTTTAGCTTCTTTTTTATTTGCACTAGCTTCCATTGCTTGACACTTAATACCAGAATCGTTGCTTTTTTCAAATTTTGCCCATTCGGGTTCCATTTTTACACAGTGGGGGCATCCATTCATTTTGAAAAAAACGAATTTTTTATCGGAACCACCTAAACCTTCAAGATAACTATTATTTCCCCCAATCCAACGCATTTGTTTTAATAGATAGTATACTATATACAAACCAGCAAATAATAATATCCCTTTAACCACCGACATTTGGCGTTTTTTTACAGTCTTAATAAATTTTTTCACTTCTTTTGGCAACTTTACCATTATAATATAATAAAATATAATTTATTTTTATAAAATTTTTTAAATAGATGCATAAAATAATAATAATTCTTTATCCTTAATAAAAGCAGATGGTTTTAGTTTTGTTTCTCTAACATAATTTGGATTTGCTTTTATTAATAATTTTCTTTTATCAAATGTATTAAATTGGTGGGCAACACATAAAATACTTTTCCTTGGGTCTAATTGTGTTAAAGGTACTTTATAATTTTTTAAAAACCTTTTTTCTTCTGCCATTTCAGCTTCGTTATCGTAACTAGTTTGGGACAACAATTCTCTTTTAAATGCGAAAGTTCCTGCAGTTGCGTGCATTGGACCATATGGACCAAATTGATATATTTTATCTAAATCATTAAAATATATATATACAACGCTACTGCCAGCTGCCAACGCTTTTGGTTGGCTTCTTAATCTATTTACAGCGTGATTTACCCTATCTGGTGGATAATAATCGTCATCGTCCATATATACCAATATTTCACCTTTACTTTTTTCGTGCATTAAATTGCGTTTTCTTCCCAATTTTATCTTTTTTTCATAGCGAAAATATTTTACACATTCAACATCTTTAAATAGATCTTCAACAGAATCTTCACCATCGTCAATGATAATCCATTCCATTAATTCTTTTGGATAAGTTTGAGCCTGAAAACATTTAATTAAATTTGGAAGAAATATTCGTCTATTATAAGTTGGTGTGCAAACACTTACGAAAGGTTTCCCATTTGGAGAAACCTTTTTTACCTTTTTTTTTTTACCCATTTATAAATAATATTAATTATGTATTTATATTATTTTTTAAGTAAAATGTATTAAACAGTTTCGGATTTTGTCTTCTCTTTTTTTGCATATTCTATTCGTTTTTCTTCTGCGAGTTTTTCGTCTGTTTTATTTGCACCCATTTTTTTCCTAAAACCTTTTTTAAAGTTTTCTTTTATTTGACCAGTTTTGATACCGAGAAATGTGTATTTTGTTGGATCATATGTTGGATTGAGACATTTTTCAGATTTTTTCTCACCATCATCGCCATCGCCTATTGGCGCCGAACAATCATCGCCACAATTTCTACTTTTCGGTTTTTTATTGCTTAAACTACCGTAATACTTACTTTGTTGCAACATTAATAATATTAAAATCGCACCACTAATGGTCCCGATAATCATTTCTTGATTCTCTTCTTTGATAAAACTCAGAGGTCCGTCTCCACCATTAACTCCTAAATCTGCGGCTTCTTGGCCATATAAATAACTTTTAAAATTATTTAACCATAACATAGCCGCCAGTATTGCCCAAATAAACTTGTAGTCCCAAATAATATTTGCCCAAGTTTTTATTATTGTTTTTAATCCATCATTTTCTGCTTCTTGTGATCCCATTAATATACTGGCAAACCATAAAATATGTAATATAAAAATACCCATTGACGTAACTGCCGATTGCGCAATCCAACCAAAAAAAAACCAACCAAACATTTTCATCACATACCAAACTCTATATTCACCATCCTCATCTGTTGGATCGGGAAATTTACCTCTTATAAAGTGACTACCTTTGCCATAATTCCACACAAGCGATCTTATTGGTGCTATTATAATTGCTGTTATTAAAATAATAACAAATAACATAGGCATAACGAAAGATAAAAGTATTGGGATGCATAAAAATACAACAAATAAATCGCTTAACCATAATTTTTTATTAATCTTATTAATTTCACTTAAACTACCCCAGTGATCTGCTTTATAAAATGTATTTTTAATAGCGCAAAATGATGAATAATAAAGCATTGTTGTCCATTTTAAAGTTAAATAAAAGGGTAACATAAAAACATAAAACCAATCTAATTTTCCACTTTCATCCTTATTGGGTTTTGGTGGATATAAATATTCACTTAACCAAGGCCAAAAAATTTTACCATATTTATTTTGTTTACCGGGTAAATAAGCTTCATTTTGGACAATACCTAATTCCGGGCTATCTGAAAATAATAATGTTTCTACATCAATAGTACCACATTTGATATATTTCCCAAGATATGGTTTTTGTTTATTGCTTTTTTCTAGAGGCATTCCTTTAATTTTATATAAAAATGCAGCAAAAAAATATGCTATTAACGCTATGGCTAAACTACCAACAAGTGGTTTTTGTAAAAATATTTCAATGGTTTTAATATTTTGTACACATATATTTTTTTCAGATATCCATGAATGTGTGTCAAGCGAACATTCTTCTTTTCTTTTTTCAATTCTTTCTTCAAGTGTATTGTCTCCCATTGGTTTATATATAAATAATATTACATAAAAATATTATTTAAAAAATACATTATAAATGCTAAACATAAATGAAAATAGATTTTAAACAACAATTAGATTTTAATAATGTTTTAATAAGACCACAGCGTACCACTATTTCATCGCGTTCCGAAGTTTCATTAGAAAGAACATTTCATTTTAAAAATAGTAAAGTTTCTTGGACAGGTATTCCCATAATATCTTCCAATATGGATACAACTGGAACGTTTGAAGTATCAGACGTATTAAATAAACATAAAATGATGACGTGTTTAAATAAATTTTATACTGTTGATGATTATGAATCTTTTCTAACAGAAAAAAAGAAAAAAGATAGTTACAATGAATATATTAAAAATATAATTATTTCTATCGGAATTGGTAAAAATGATTTAATAAAATTGGAAAAAATATTAACAATGTTTCCCGAAATTCAGTGGATATGTGTTGATGTTGCGAATGGTTATATGGAAAAATTAGTAAATGTTTGCAAGTATTTGAGAAAAAAATATCCACGAAAAATTATTATTGCTGGCAACGTTGCCAGCGGTGAAATGACACAAGAATTAATTATTAATGGTGGTGTTGACATTGTTAAGGTTGGTATCGGACCGGGAAGTGCTTGTTTAACGCGTATGAAAACTGGTGTTGGGATTCCTCAATTGAGCGCTATTATAGATTGTGCAGATGCTGCGCACGGTTGTGGCGGTTTTATAATCGGTGATGGCGGTATAACTTGTCCCGGTGATATGGCGAAGGCATTTGGGGGTGGCGCCGATTTTGTTATGTGTGGTGGTGTTTTTTCGGGTCACGATGAAAATCCGGGAGAAATAGTTATTGAAAACGTAAATAATGTAGATAAAAAATTTAAAATGTTTTATGGAATGAGTAGTGAATTGGCAATGAAAAAACATTATGGTAAAATGGCAACGTATAGAGCTTCCGAAGGGCGAGTTATAAAAGTGCCATATAAAGGTAAATTTGAAAATACTATTTTGGATTATTTAGGGGGATTACGCTCAACTTGCGCATATATAAACGCATATAAGATAAAACATTTACCTAAATGTTGTACGTTTATTTTAGTATCACAACAATTGAACACACATTTTGTTAAATAAAATATCATATATAAATATATGGATTGGACTAATAATTTTTTATCAATACTTTTATTATTTGTTTTAGCTTTTGTGTTGTCTAATATGTATGCTGATTTCAGTGATCAATTTGTATCTATTGATTCGGTAGCTGTTAAAAAATTTATTAAAAGTCTTTTTTAAAATATTGTATAATAATAAGTATAACTGTTATGGATCTTGTATATATTAGCATAAAAATATTTATATATTTTACAGTATTGTTTGTGTTTGTTTTTATTATTGGAAATATGATTTCTGATTTAAAAAATACGACGAATGAGACAAAAAATATAACTGAAACAAAAGTAAAAAAAGTAAGAAATTGGTGGGGTGGTTTAAAAACCAGCGGATGGTGGGGGAAATTTAATAATAAAAATGCAAAGATAAATGGTAAATTTTTAGAAGGATTTACCAATGTTAGTGAAAAAACATTTCACAACAACGAATTTAAACAAATAATTTTACCGAATGTGGATAATTATAATTTAGAAATAGCTGTTCCAACGGATCAACAATTATATCCAACTGTTCAGGGTAATTGGGGTTTTTATACGGATGAAACTGGTTCAGGTTTTACAATTGGCGTTTATAGAGATGGTTATACTGGCGATGGTTGTTTATTAAAAGGTTTGAGTGAAAAAAGATACAAGCATATGCTTGAAAGAGGGCCATATACGATTCGCTATGAAATAAGAAAAAATAAGAAACCAAATCACGATATTAAAATTTTTGTAAATAATAAAGAAGTTAAATATGTGGAAAATGAAGGAGTATCTAGTGGGAAGTTAAAATTTATTGGAATAAATGGGGATATGAATAAAAAAACAGATTCAAATGGGCCGGGGAGAAGACCGTTGGATTATCTAAAATTTATTCCTATCACAAACGAAATAAAATAGATGAATTAAAATATATCTTATAAATATATATACAAATTATTATGCTTATATATATTTTATTATTTTTAGCATTATTTATAATTTTATTTGTTATTTTAAAAAAAAAGACAATAGAAGGTAACACAGGCGTCAATATTGGTGTAATGCCAATACAAGTTACAACTGACTTTAACATTGATGATGCAATAAATAATTTACAAAATAAATGCGATAGAGGAGACATACCAGCTTGTAAATATATTGCAAAAAAACAAGGATTTTCCCTGGGTGGTGGTGGTTATAATTTCGATGGGGCTTACCATACCAATGGATTGTATACTTATAAAAGTGGATATTGGGGTGGTATGGCTTTTTTTGGAACAAGAGCCGGAACAAACGCTGCAAAAAATTCAAAGTCACTCAGTGGGAACAGGAAAAGGATAAACACCACAGATAGAAATAAAACAATCAAAGATAAAAATCATTGTTGGAAAAAGATGCCAACGGGTTGTAAAAACCGTCTTTCTGAAACCAACACTCCAAAAAATTGGTTTATTGATTATCATAGCTTAGATGCCAATACTTGTGATCGCCGAAAGGGCGATTTTAATAGTTACTGCAAAAAAACAGACGCCGAAGGTTCGTGGGGCAAGAGAAAATTGGATGAGTGCGCTGGCCATTGTGACATTGACGCAGATTGTAAGGATGGATTGATCTGTTCAACAAAAATACAGGAGGAGGATTGGCCTCGTTGTTCCAAAGATATTGAGGAAAAAAAAAAATATTGTAAAAATGAACAGAAAAATGTGGAAATGAACGAAATATCAAAGGTAATATATGAAAATATTCGTGAAGGGATGACGTCATCAGAAATAATTATTCCACCAACAACTAGTGAATTATATGGTGTATTTACTAATGCAAAAGAAGCGCTGGAAAACATTGAAAAAATGTTAGTTGATCAAGAGAAAATTTCACAAGATCAAAATTGCAATAATAATAATGGTATAAAACAAAAAAAAGAGTTTTTAAATGATATATTTAACCTTATAGATACCGATTTATTAAAACAAATTATTGGATTTAGTATTAAAGACGAAATGAAATTAATGAAGCTTATTGACGGATTAAACAAAAATTATAGAGATCTTAAAGATTGCGCCGGGAAGAGTCCAGGCAACCCTGAATATTCTAATATTCACATTAAAATAATGGTTTTAAAAATTATTAAATGGCATATTTCAATGTCATATATAAAATATTTTGATGAGTCCACATACAACAATATTAAAGATATTGAAATTTCGCTTCCAACCATATCAGGTGATGAGGGTGTTAAGGCACTCAACGATGTTATGAGAGAAGTTTTTACTAGTGTAAAAAATTATTTAATGAATGAACTAAATATTGCTATTGGTATTAGTGACAATATAAATGATCCAGCTGGAGAATTAAAACAATTTATGAGAGATAATTTAACAAATAAAACACTAAATGCTTGTTCAATGATTGATGAGTCTTATGAGGGTGAAGATTGTGTCAATCCGCGATCAGACATTTTTGACAAAAAAATAATATTATCTTCGCCAAAAACAGAGGTGGAATTGGATAATTTAATTATGATTTTTCCTGAGTATTTGACTTTTGAAGGTAATGATATTGGTGGTAAACGAATTAAAAAGGGTAATGAAACAAATTCAGACCACCCACCCGGTGCTTATTTTAAAAAAAGTGATATGCGTAATGATATATTAACTGTATATTGGGGTTCTGCCATTACTAATGAATTTACAGAAGATGAGTGGAAAGCTTCCAAATATTTACCAGCAAAATTTCCTTTATGGGGGCTGGATTTGTCCGTTGAAAAATGTGGCCCTATTCAGAGAATTAAAAGTATGAAAGCAACTAACAGGAACGATGATTATAATCTCTGGTTAGAAAGATGCAGTGGGTTACCGCTTGATAAATGTAGTTCAAAAACCGAATGGACAGCGCCGCGACCAATGGGTAGTGGTGGGCGATGTAAAATAGAAGGATTCATAAATATGGAAAAAATAATAAAACAAAATAAAATAGTTCAGAAAATCAATACTTTTAAACAAAATAGGTTTAACGATGTTATGTCATTTTTTAAAAAAAATGTATTAAAAACGGGCATAATAGAGGGTTTAGGTTTCAACCCCGAATCAAAAACCGAAAATGTTAAAATTTATTTTTCAAAAGGCGACAGCGATGAAACATTAATAACAAGCAAAGTATTTGATTCTAAGAGAAATACACCATTTCAAAATAACATCAATGATAGGTGGTATAAATATAATTTAAAAAAAGTTGAATCTGATGAAAACTGGCAACTCCAAGATGGTATTGTAAAAGAAATTTTAGTTAAAATATATGATGACCGTGATGAAATATTTAAGGCCGAAAATACAGAAGCTAAAGTGTATACCGTTAGAACCAAGGCAAAAAATGCTGACGATGAGGATGTGGGTTGGGGTATTCCGAGAGGTAACGATATGGATTGGTACCAAAAAGATTTAGACAAAATTTATAAATCCGATTTACTTAATTTAGTTGATTGGGACAGTAGTGATCTACCCGTTAACCCCATTAAAGAAAACCTACGAACAACCATAATAAATTTATATGTTAACGATGATGGTTATTCATTTATTACAGTAATTCCCTCAATCTCCTCGCAAGGCCAGGCGTTCAGCGGAAGTGATAGTAATGAGGATGAACTTATAAATAAAGTTATTAGGGATATTAACGAATTAAAAAGAATAAAACAAGAAAATGAACAAAAATATTATTTTTATGGAAGTCAACATAAAACCGAGAGTGGTGATCAAGGTTTTGGTACTGAAACCCCTGTAAAATGCAGAGGTAATGATCAATGTGTCCCTTATCCATTAATTGCTGATGGACGAAGTTTGATGATAATGCCAAGGGGTATGTTTTATATAAATTTTATAACTAAAACGTGCCCGGATGGTTTTGATCCGAACACTGATGGGGGCAATTCTCAAACTTGCAAAGGAAACAAATATGCCACATCTTGCAGATTAAATTATGTTAGTCCTGTAAATACGGACAAAACCGAATATATACCCAGATGTTATAGTTCTGATGGAACTACGCGGAATCCTAAACTAGAACCATATTTAAAAATGTGCGCTAATATTCCTGGGATGGTGGCGGAGAATCCAAATGACCCACACAAATGTATAACGGACGAGAGCGAGATAGTGGGGGGTAAGAATTTATCTGAAAAGGAATTAAGAAGTTGTTATTTATATGATAAGTCTAGTGAAACAAGTAGAATAACGTGTAATCCCAAGGAGGCGAAGAACGAAGACGGTTGTTTATGTAAATTTGAAAACACAAATACCAACGGTGTTACTCTCGTAGGAAAACCAATTGTGGAAGATTCAGTTTGTGAAGTTCTTGGTGATACGGATTTAACTTATTCGGAATGTGCGGAGTATGCTCGTTGGACAAATGGACAAATTGAAAATAAATTTTTTAATATATATGAGGACGAGGTTGATGGTGTTGTTGGTTATCGTAGGGGGTGTCAACAAACGCCGGACGGAGATGATGGTGAGGGTAATGCAAAGAATAAATTTTATTATGTAGATCCAACTAAGCGATATGGTACACAAACAGAATCAAGGAAATGGGGTGACAATGAATTAGAAACTTTGGGTAACTTGAAGAATAGATTGGGTGGAAATCGCAATATTTGTAAAACAACTTATTTGGATAAAAAGTTGGCTCAAGTGGCAACAGAGATTGATGATGGCGAAACCCCTCTAAACGTAAAAAACATAACTATACCCGGTATAAGAGACGACAAAACAAGCTCTGGGAATTATTTAATTACAGCAGTTACCGACACTGAAAGGGATTATGCAAAACTCAATTGTGATGCAAAAAACTCGTGGGATTCTTGTTATATGCAAGGTAATCAAACATCGTTAAATGAAGGAGAACGATTGGTAGAAGATGCTGGATATTCGGAATTTAAATTATATTCCGAAGAAGCTGATACAACAGAAGCTGATACAACAGAAGGTTTTATGGGTTTTCGTAAAACAATTAGGGAAGGGGCGACTGGTTCATCTGGATGTTTAAAAAATTGTGCTCCGAGAAGATTTACAAATGGCAATTGCGATGAAGATATCAAAACAACAAAAACTGTTGATGGTATTCAACGTTTCTTTAAAATGTGTCCACAAGAATGCTTGGGACCAACCCCGCAAGGGGCGGAATCCAATGGTTATGAAGATATAGATAAAGGCGGAACAGTTGGTCCTGATGGGGCAACAATCACATATGACGCAGCCATTCACGGTTGTAGAACATCTAAACAATGCGAAGAAACTTGTAATAAATCAGCTATTCAAATGAAACACGTTTATGAGAATGGATGTAATGATGATGATGAATGCACTCATTCAAAATTATTTAATCAATATGAAGTAGAACAAAAGGATAGTGTTGATGGAAAAATAGATTTTGATTCAACAATAAAAATAACACAGGTATTAATGACAGATGATTTAATAAGAAAATATAATAAAGAAGGCGGTATGGCGCAAAAGTTAGTCGATGGTGTACAACAAAATGACAATGGTCTCATCAATGAAGGAAATGATTCACGCGATCGAGCAATTTTTAAATTTATTGAAGAACTAAAAAAGAAATCTGTTTCTCAAATAATCGGTTTTAGTTATCAAACAGACGGTGATAATTTACTTATAATTTATAAAAAGGCGAATGTGTTTGCTAAAATTAATATTACGGCGAACAATTCTTCCGAAAGTTGGAAAACATACATACATAAAAGAAAATGGGAAGATTATTGGTATGATCCAAATAGACCGAAGATTGCAGCATTGGAAAGGAATTTAACAGAGAGAGAGATGCAGAGGATGCAAGGAATTGATTTGGGAATATCGATGGATGCTTTTGATAAAATTCCTTTATATTGGCAAAATAGTAAAACAAAGGAAGCGAATTTTGATGATATATGCGAATGGGTTGATGACAAAATAAAAGCAGGTGAATTAAAACCAAAGGATAAATGTTCAGATTCATTTAAAAGTAGCTGGGCGTCTAGGACATTGGGTATTGGTAAATCACCATCAAAAGGAATGAATTTTGAAGATTTTGAACAAGTATTTAATTTAAGACAAACCGCCGTTCAGGGTAGTTCATACACGGATATGACAAATAATATGGATATAGGTCAAACAGATTTATCGTTGGATGATTATTACAAAAGAAATTTGTTAAAGAGTAAAGTTGAAAATAGATTGGGTGGTTCTGACAATGCATATACAAAAACATATAAACCACTTAACCCGGATGCTAGACCTAAATTTTTCAATTCAGCGTGGGGTTTATTTCATTGATTTTTTTATATTTAAAAAAATATAAAAAAAATTATGTTGCGTGAAGAAGACCGCATCTACCGGATTGTATCATTAAAACGTTATATCTTTCTTCAAAAACAGTTAAGTCATATGTATAATCATATAAATTGGCGGTATTTTTTCTAAAAGAAATTGGATTACCACTTGAATCGCAAATATATTCTTCAATACTACCTTCTGAGCTAAAATTGGGAACAAGTGTGCTAAATTCAAAATCCAATGTTTTAAACCGATTTAAATTCATTGATCCACTTGGTTGATATTCTTTGCGATTATTATTTATTGCGAAAGAATAACAATACAATCCGTCTTTTGCATTACCGGTGGTTTTATTATATTTTTCAACATAATTATAAACGCCCGCGTCAAAAATATTTTCTCTATATACGCCCCCAAGAATGATTCCCATATCTAATAAAATGTCTTTATTATTTAAATTTGGATCATCTGTATTTGTATTACCGGTAATAAAACAATTTCCCCAACCCTTTTTGATTTCGCCAATCCCATAATCATCCATTTTTTTAATATCAAACAATTCTAAAAATTTTCCTGGAAGATTAGAATATGGCAAATTGGTATAGTTATTCCATTCATTTCTATTTTTTGCATCACTTCTTCTAAATCTCCACATATAATTTGCAACCAAATCTTTGCTTTCTATTTTTATTATATGGGATCCAGCAATATCAAAAAATTTGTGACAATGTATTTGTTTAAATAATATTTTATGACTATTTTGAGATGTAACTCTTTGTTCCTCTTTATCTAAAAAAACATATGTTGAAATTAAATGGATATCAGCATTCCAATCGGTTATTGTTGTATCGTAACCCGCTTTCTTACACTCGGCGATTTTAGATTTGCAACCAGATGGATCACGTGGCGGTTGTAAAAATCTCCATATTTGATGTTCTTGTTCATTTGGATTTGGTGAAATCCTCGGACCCAGACCGTGTGAATATTGTACTTGCGTTGTATCATTAATTACATATAAATTTTTAATAGGTTCAAATGTTATTTTAATATATATTTCTTGATATTGAAGAGCGACCAATGGTAAGGCCAATTTACTAGAATCGCAGAAAAACGCATCCAATGGTATATAAATTTTTCTTCCTTTAATACTGGGTTCTACTGTAGAACCGACGTTATCAGCTTGTGCGTGTGGATAAATATTTTCTCTACCAATATCGTCTTCGGGAGAATGCATATCAATTGTATTACCAACCATTTTATTCCATAAATCTTTTTTTACTTTATTAAAATCTCTTTCTTTTAAACAAGATAAATATTCACCGGAATATTTAGATAAACATACGCCACCGCTATGGATCTCAACTTCTCTAACCATAAAAGCTCCCAATTCTTTTATCCATTTAAAATCATAAGGTATGACTGCATTGCTATCTCCCCCCCTGGGATCACCGCCAGTCCGAAAGCCGTTATCATTATACACAGTATCTAAGTATAATAACGGACTCCAAATATCAGGTATTGTAACACAAATAAATGTTTCGTATAATAGATCGGCATATCTCGGTATTTTAAAATCTAAAACAGTCGGATTTGTCTCGCTTAACCGTCGTTGACCCTCGTAATCTATCCTAAATTTTTGCATCCCGAAATTAGTAAATTTATTAAAAGTTGCTTTGAAAAATGTTTTTTTAGGATTACCATTTAATATTATATTTTCATTGCCAGTTGCATTTAGGTTCATTAATCCACCTGTCATACTTTGAATAATATAATATATAATATTATTTTAAATATTAATTAAATAATATAGATATATATTATTATGGATAAAGTTTCAAGTGGGACAAATAAGGCAATGAATGCAATGAAAGAGGCGATGGATTCGGCTATGTCTGGGAATTGTTATTTAATTGTCGTTTATCTTGTTTGTATAATATTTTTGATTATATTTTCATATTCTGTATATTTACGAAAAGAATTTTCTAAATCAAAAGATAATGTGGATGAAATGATCCGAACAGATAAAGAGGACGATGGTTTATATAACAATATAGTTGCATTCAAAGATTATGAAAAAGAAGGTGATTATGGTAAAGGAACAAAGTTTGCATTAATTGATTATCATATTATGGGTAGTTATAATAGTTGTGGTACGGGTCCAGCTGTAAATGGTTGGGTTGACGAGAAAGCTTTAGAAAATGTTATTAATAGAGGTGTTAGATTTTTAGATTTTGAAATTTATTTAAAAAAGGGTAAAGCGGTAATTGCATTACAGGGTAGACCATATCCAGAAGTAGCGAGTAAAAATGTAACTAAATGCAATACTTGCAAATTTAAAGATACGTTAAATGAACTTAATATAACAACTGTATTGGAAAAGGTTAAAAAATGGGCAATTGAAGGTGGTGTTAGTAATAAAACAGATCCGCTAATACTTAATTTTAGGATTATGAGTGACAATGATACTGTTTATTCTATATTGGCAAATTCAATAAAAAAAATATTTACCGATCAATTATTGCCAGCAAAATATGGCTATTGTGGTATTGTGAAGAGATCCGGCGCTGGCGACACGAATAAATATAGTGGAAATGGTAAAGAACTTGTTGAAAATAATGTTTTTTTTGCAGATATTAGTACATTGCGGAATAAAGTTATTATTTTTGCAAAAGGTCCGCCAAATAACCCAACATCGTATAAAAATAATAATGAATTCTTTGAATTAATGAATGGTGGAGATGAAGATGGTAAATTAAATTATAAAAGTGATTATAAAATTAAAAATGATTCTGAAACATTTAATGTAAAAGAACATAAAAATAATTACTGTGTGACTTATCCGGATATTACAACAAAAAAAAATTCGTCAGCAAATATCCATATGAATTATGGGTGTCAAGCCATTTTAATGAATTTTGGAGCTGGATTTAATGATACACAAATGCAATTTTATAAAGGAGAATTTTCTAAAAAAAAATCAGCATTTATTTTGAAAGCAAAAAAATTGAGAAGATTAAGGGTGTTTGCTGGTGCAGCAAAACCCGTGGACCCAAGTCTGGATCCAATAAGACGTGATATTTGGTGTAATGTTCCGGGAACAGTCCATATGAAATTATATAAACAACTACCCGGTGGAAAATGTCCAACTTAATAAACAATTATTATAAAATAAATTATTATTATATTTATTTTATCTTGATTATATAACAGTTATATGATAAAGTGTGGAAACAAAATGACATTTGAAGAATGTGAAATGGCAGTTTTGCGTTCATCAATTGATAGATTGGAAAAAAAAAGGGGGAAAGAAATGACTAGTAATCCTGAAATAATAAAAATAATTAATATTGTTGAAAAATTTATAAAAAGAAATAAATTAATATGTTATGGTGGGACAGCAATTAATAATATATTACCAAAAGAAGATCAGTTTTATAATAACAGTATAGAACTCCCAGATTACGATTTTTTTTCACCAACGCCGCTAAAACACGCGAAAGAATTGGCTGATATATATTATGATAAAGGGTTTATTGAGGTTGAAGCTAAATCGGGTGTTCATTCGGGAACATTTAAAGTTTATGTTAATTATATTCCCGTTGCCGATATTACATATTTAAATCATACATTATTCAAAGCAATAAAAAAGAAATCAATAAAACGGGATAAAATATTTTATGCGCCTCCAAATTTTTTAAGAATGTCTATGTATCTTGAATTAAGTCGCCCCGATGGTAATGTGACCCGTTGGGAAAAAGTATTAAAAAGATTAAGTTTATTAAATAAAAATTATCCTTTAACTAAAAATATTTGCAAAAATACTTCATTTGAAAAACTAATTCAATATGGTACAAAATCAAATCACAAAACGCATATAAAAAAAGATATTTATAAAATATTATTAAACTTTTTTATAACGCATAAATGCGTATTATTTGGTATGTATGCAGGTGGTATGTACTATAATACTTATAAAAGAAAAACAAAAACAATAAAAAAAATACCAGATTTTGATATTTTATATGAGGATCCCGATGAATTGAGTATTATGTTAAAAAAAAAATTAAAAAAGAATGGATATGAAAATATTGAGATTATTAAACACGAAGAAATTGATGATGTTATTCCGGAATATATTGATTTAAAATTAAATAATAAAACGCTAGTTTATATTTTTAAACCAATTGCTTGTCATAGTTATAATGTAATAAATATAAAAGATAAAAAGGTAAGAATTGCTTCATTGGAAACAATTTTAAGTTTCTATTTAGCTTTTTTATTTTTAAAAGATTCAAATTATAAAATAAATCGTTTATTATGCGCCAGTTCTTATTTATTTAGAATGATGCGTCATCGGAAACCTGATTTAACTGGTATTTTTAAAAGATTTAATATTAATTGTATTGGAAAGCAATTGACGTTTGAAATGATGAGAGCAGAAAAAGCTGCAAAGTATAGTGAATTGAGAAAAAGAAGAAATACTCTTGAATTTGAATGGTGGTTTTTACGTTACATCCCACATTTAAAAAATAAAAAAAACCAAAAAAAGAAATTCAAAAAAACTAGAACAATGCAAAAAACTAGAACACGAAACAAAACGCGGAAAAAGAAAGTAAATTAATAATAAAATTATAAAGTTTTATTATAAATTTTCTGAGAGAATAATTATAGTTCACTTAAATATTTGATAGATTTCATAATTAAATAATAGAAACCACCAAATAAAATGGTATTAAAAACCATACCCTTGAAATTATATTCTTTATTTTTAAAGAAAAATAGCGGAAAATTCTTTATCATTGAATGTTTAAATGTTGGTAATTGAAATATAAAATACATAAGCATAATAAGCAGTGGCGTTTGTATCTCATCATAAAAGTTATCCATATTGTTTTTGTGTTGATTCTTCTTTTGGTTAATTAAGGTTTCCATTGTCTCTTCATCCTGAATATAATTTGCCTTTTCAACAGGTGGACTTGGTACAAAATTTGGTCTGGCCGCATTATCATGCATAATTTGGTCAGTCATCATTGGGATATCTCTACTCTGCAATGTCGTGGATCCACTTTGTGAAGCGTCTTGCAAACCTTGTATTATTTTGTTAATTGAATCCTTTGATAATTCAGCTAAATTTTTTTTTTTATTTTGCTCCTGTTGTTGTTGTTGTTGTTGTTGTTGTTGTTGTTTTTGCGGTGGCGAAAAGGAGTCGGAACTATAATTTTGCTGAACAATGTTATTTTTCTCACTAACCTCTAAAGTTACATCATTGGATTTTGTATTCAATTCATTGGGTAACGAATTAATACTTGTTGCCATATATAAAATCTAAAAGATTGGTTTAATAGATATATTACGCAAAATCAACAATTCTTTTTTTGGTATTTTTACAACTTGTTGAATTTTCTTCATACTTATAACATTTACCATCAAATTTAAATGTTTTATCTTTAATTTCTTTTAATTCGGGTGCCTTAAATACCATACAATTTCTCTCATTACAAACTTTTCTAAACAATGTGGCTAATCCTAAACCTAAAAGAATAGATATAACATTTTTTCCAAATTTACTATATAGCAATCGTCTTACAAACATAATATAATATAAACATATAAAATACTTTACTAATAATTTATTGAACATCGTATTTTTTTATATCATCTGGGTTATCAGGACAATCAACTTCGTTTGCCTCGAATGAAAAGCAATTATCACTTTTATCTTTAAAAATAAGTTCATCTACATTTTCTGGGGTGGGAAAAACAAAAATAGTTCTGGTTGGTGGATTTGTTATATATGTTAAAAATAAACCAATTGATAAACTTACTACAAATATTGGAATACTAATAAATTTCATATATATATATAAAGTTTATTTATTTTGCAATTTTATTTGGCGAAATACGCTTTGAATAATGGTATAAATTTAAATAATGATTTACTACAGTTTTTCTTAATATTTTCTTTAATTACATCAGGCAATTCATAGAAATCCAACATTGCTTTATTCTTATATTTAATTAATTTGTAATGATTTCCAGTGTGGTTAACCATAATATAAAATTTTGGATTAAATTCTCCTCTTTTTTCTATTGGCATTAATATTGTTGTACCACAACTTAAAATATTTGATTCACCATCATCAAATCTATCTTCCGAAATAATAATAACCTTAATATTAAATAAAAATTCTAAAAGACTAATTGCCAATTCGTCTGCCCAATACTCAGTACTGTTGATAACTTTTAAATAATCCTCAAATGATTTAACTTTTTTCATAAATTGTTTACCTTTATATATATCATTTGAAAGGCCAAATGCTTTACTAAGACGATTTTTTTCAGTTTCCAAAACAATAAGTTCTTTATTAATTTTATCCATTCTCGTACCATTTCTTTTGGTTTCACTTCTATCATCTTTCTTTGCTAAAGCTATTTTTAATAATGTTTTTTTTTCATTTGTTTTTTTTAATATATTTTCTTTAACAACTTTATACTTTTTTTGATAGCCTTTTAATGTCTTTACAGTATCGGCAAAAATAGTTTTATTAAATGTATAATCTTCTTGAGAAACCTTTCTGGAAAGAATATTTCTGATTGTACTAACATTGATAACAACATCAAATGTTTTGAAAGCTTCCCTTAATGTTGCAAAAAAACAATCGCCATTATTTTCAACGTCCTGGATATTAAAATGGTTGTTATTATAAAACTCTTGTATCCAAAACTCATTTCCCCCACCTTTATATGATTTAATATCTTCTAAATATGTTTTTTTTGATGATAGTAACAATTCTTCATTTATTTTTTTTTCACCATTTAATTTAATTTTATTGATATCTGGAATACTATTAACATCGTCATATATTTGCTCGGTTGATGTTTTATCTGATCTTCCAACCGTTTTAATAACGGCTGCACTGGCTGCTGCACTGGCTTTCGTCTCGCCCTCGGCTGCCTCACTTGACACTGCATCGGCTGCCTCACTTGACACTGCATCGGCTGCCTCACTTGACTTATCACCTAGTTCTTTTTTTTTAGTTTTTACCAACTGTAATTTAGTAAATTCTTCATCTTCTAAAATAAATTTATTTATAAATTGACCCTTTGAAACTTTGTTTACTAGATAATCAGAATCAACGTAGTCAAATAGCAACGGTCCTTCTAATAATGAAATATCTATATCACCACCTTTATCTGTAATTGTTTTTAATTCTTGCTTATAAAATTCAAAATATCCAATTCTTTCAACATTAAGTTTTTTAATAATTAAATAAACAGGACAATAATATATTAATTTATCAATGAATGTATCAATGATTTCTCCAATACAAATAGCAACATTTACATCAAATAATTCAACATCATATACCGATACTTCATTTCCAATATCATTTTTTGCTACCTTTTTGTTTAATAAATATTCCACATCATCGTTTAAAATAGACTGAAGCATTTTGTATATATTATAATAATTTAATTAAATATTATATATTTACTCATTATTTCATCAGTTTCTAATTCTGAAATGTAAAACCACATAGTTTTCCTTCTATTTGTAATATATTCATTCTCCACATCACATTCAAATTTAACAATATCTTTAATAAGTTTATTTTTTTTCTTTTTACGTTTTGAAATATTGTAATAATCGGCAATCTTTTCTAATTCCGATTTAATATAATTTTCATTATAAAATATTTCCAACGCTAATAATAAATCTTTATGTTCATTATTATTTTTTTCATCGATTGAAATATCAACTAAATTCATTATTTCATTATATTCAAATTTTTTTTGTGTATTATCTTCATCAATGTCTAAAATTCTACAATTAACATTATTCATAATAAATAAATATATCTGTTGTATTTATATTTATTTTAAAAATATTTAATCTAAATCGTCAATGTCCAATTCTTCAAAAATATCTAATAATTTAAAATTTATTTTTTTACTTATTTTGTTTTTTTTCAAAATATTATAAATGTCAATAAGATTTTCTTGTATAAATTTACCAATTTGTTCACTCATTAAAGTTTTTCCAATTTCTTTTAAAATTATATCTATATTTTCATATATTTCTTCTACCAATTGTTTATTATTGGAATTAGTTTTAAATAAATCAAATAATGTTTTAATTAATATTTTAAGATCATCGTTTCCTAAAATATCATATTTATATAATTCCATATAAAATGATAATAGAGATCGTCTTTTTGCATTATTTTTATTAATACGACAGAATTCATCATAGTTAGTTTCATCTCCAAATTCAATAACTTTGAAAATGTTCAATAATTTTGTATATTCATTAATACAAATTCTTTGCATTTTTGGAAAAGTTAATATCAATTTATTAAATAATTTTGCGTATAATTTCACCCAAAATTTATTAACACTGCTTATTTCAAATATTGATTTTCCAAAATCCATTAATACCATATCGTTTTGTGTGTATATAAAATGTTGTAAATTGGTAATGATTTCTTCTGACAATTCGTCGTAATTATTATTTGTAATTTTATTCAATAATTCTCTAATTTTATCTTGGTTTATTTGATTTTCATCATTTTTTATAGCGAATGCTGTTGTTGTAAAGTTTGAATTAAACTCTTGATCATTTCTCTTTTTTCTGAAAACTGGTGTTTTTCTATATGATGGTGCCCCAACCTTTTTAGATATTTTATTAATTATTTTGATACTTGTAATATTTAATTCGGGTATATAACTATTATCTTTTATATTTTCAAATTGGACTAAATTATATTTTTTTTTACTCATATTGGATGCGATCATAATTAATATTAATATGTTTAATGGTTTAAATCATTTTTTTTTAAATTTATTTTTAAGTAAAGGTTTAAATTAAACTAACTTAAAAATAAATAATATTTTATATTAAGATGAATCCGACAAACGAAAAAATGACTGAAAATAAAAAAAATGATAAATATGAAATAACATCATGGGAAGATACTAAATTAAATCTGAAAGATGAATTATTGAGGGGTATTTATGCATATGGTTTTGAACAACCTAGTTCAATTCAAAAGAAGGCGATATATCCTTTTATCTATGGTAGAGGTAATAAACAAATGGATATTATAGCACAAGCTCAATCGGGAACTGGTAAAACCGGTACGTTTGTTGTTGGTGCATTACAATTAATGGATGAAAAAAATAAAGCATCTCAAGTATTAATATTGGCCCCTACTCACGAATTGGCTAGACAAATTAAGCACGTGGTTGATCAACTTGGTAATTATTTAAAAATTACATCTCAATTATTAGTTGGTGGTGTATCTATTGATGAAAATAAGAGGGAATTAAATGAAAATGTACCACAAATTATTGTCGGTACACCAGGTAGAGTTCAAGATATGATAAGAAGGGGCTATCTTAACACCAAGAACTTAAAATTGTTAGTATTGGATGAGGCAGATGAGATGTTATCTAGTGGTTTCAAAGAGCAAATGGGTAAAATTTTGCAACATATCCCCGAATCAATTCAAATTGGATTATTTAGCGCCACTTTAAATGATGAGCTTATGGATGTTACGAAAACATTTATGCAAAATCCTATTAAAATTCTTGTTAAAAATAAAGAATTAACATTACAGGGTATTGCACAATTCTATATTAATTTAAATGACGATTCTGGCAAATATGATACGATTAAAGATATTTTTTCATCTCTAACTATTTCCCAATCTATTATTTATTGCAATAGTACCAGACGTGTTGATGATTTAGAAGAAGCAATGTTAGAAGATAATTTTCCAGTGAAGAAAATACACGGAAAAATGTCAAGTGAAGAGAGAAAGAGAACGAATGCAGAATTTAAATCGGGCAGTTGCCGAGTGTTGATTACTTCTGATTTATTTGCCAGGGGCATTGATGTTCAACAGGTCGGTATGGTTATTAATTTTGATATACCAAAAAGCGAACATACTTATTTACATAGAATTGGACGCAGTGGTAGATGGGGGAGAAAGGGAATTGCTATTAATTTTCAAACCAAATATGACGTTGATAAATTAAAACATTTTCAAGAATATTATAATACTGTTATTGAAGAAATGCCTGCAAATTACGCCGATCACTTTAATGAATAATTGCGTATTTAAGAATTTAAAAATTTATATTTAAAATTCAATATAATGAATTTTAAATTACCAATTGAATATATTGAAAAAAAAAATAGAATACCAGAAAGTTTAAAAATTGATTTGGAATTACTAGAACAAAATAGTCCGGGAAATAAACCTATGTATGAATTATTGTTAAATCCGCAAACTGAGATTGGGAAAAATCATCTTAAAAAATGGTCAGAATTTTACACAACTGATGTTGAATTTCTTAAAAATACCCAAGAAATTTTTAAAAAAATTTCAAAACTAAAATTAAATAAAGAGCTAATCAATGAAACATTTACATCTTACAATGATATAAAAAATGATAACAACTTTATAGGTAAATATCACTATATTGGTTGGGATAAAATTAAATGGTTAAATTATTCACTCATTTTTATGCAAATATTAAGTGTTTATAATTTATCATCACCTGTTGTAAATTTAATGTCACCATTTGCTCTTTTTTTGGTGCCGTATTTTTTATTAAAAGGTATGAAAATACCAATTACTTGGAAAATGTATAGAGTTATCTTAATTAAACAGTTGAAAAATCACGCAATTGGACAATTGTTCACATCTTTTCATAAAGTTAAACCAAACCAAAAAATTTATATATTATTTTGTGCAGGAATGTATGTATATAATTTTTATCAAAATATCTTATCGTGCTATAATTTTTATAAAAATACTTATTTTATAACCCAAAAATTTGAATTATTGAGACAATATTTAAATTATACAATTGACAACATGAAACAATATGAAAAAATAATAGAAAATTATGATAAATACGGTGAATTCTATAAAGATATAAAGGATAATAGAGAAAAGTTAGAAGATTTTTTAAATGTTATTAAAAATATTCCAAAAAAATGTTTGACAGTAAAAAATGTATTTAAAATAGGAAAAATAATGAAAAACTTTTATAAGATTTATGATTCAGAAGAATTGGATGGTATATTAAATTTTTCATTTGGATTTAATGGATATCTTGATAATTTAAAAGGTTTAGAAAAAAATAAACATAAATTAAATTTTACTAAATTTGTAAAAGATCAGAAAAAAACAAAATTAAGAATGAAGAGTGTTTTTCACCCATCTATAAAAAATCCTATCAAAAATTCTATTAATTTAAATAAAAATAGAATAATAACAGGTCCAAATGCAGCAGGTAAAACAACTATTTTGAAAGCAACAATTTTAAATACAATATTCTCTCAACAAATTGGAATGGGATATTATAAAAAATGCGAATTATCACCATTCCATTATATACATTGTTATATAAACATTCCCGATACAAGCGGTAGAGATAGTTTATTCCAGGCAGAAGCTAGAAGGTGCAAAGATATCTTAGAAATAATTCGCGATAATCCAGAAAAAAAACATTTCTGTGTATTTGATGAATTATATTCGGGCACAAACCCATATGAAGCAATAAGTTCAGCATACGGTTATTTAAAATATATTATAAAAAATGAGAATGTTAAATTCTTATTAACAACACATTTTATTAATTTATGTAAACTTTTAGAGAAAGAGAAATTTATAGAAAATAATTGCATGCATACTGACATTAAGGAAGATGTCCCAACGTATCATTATAAAATTATGAAAGGAATTTCAAATGTAAAAGGTGGCATTACGGTGTTAAAAGAACTTGATTATCCCAGCGAAATTATTACATCTTCACGAAATATAATTGATACATTAAATTAATTTGTTTCGTTTAAATATTAAAAGAATTATCTTAAAAATAAATAATATAATGCAAGAATTGAGATTATTGTTAATTTCTTTAGCAACTGTTTTATTAAGTAGTATTTTATTGTTTGTATACTTTAGAACCAGAGTATCAAAAGTAGAAGAAAAATTAGAAATTATGTTTAATTTGATACAAAGTCACAGCCAAGAAAGGATGCGCGACAAGTTTTTACCGAATGATACACCTGTTCAAATTAATAAAGACAATCAGGAAAGAATTAATTTGATTGATGTATCGGATACTGAAAATGGTGATAGCGATGAGGATTATAGTGATACTGATGATAGCGATTATGATAGTGAAAGCGAAAGCAATGATTTAGTTATTGGAAATGAAATGTTGTCTGAAGAAAATGTTAAAAAAATAGCTTTGAATTTGGAAAATACAGATGTATTATTTAATACAAAAAATTTTGACAACAATTTAGAAAGTGAAGAAATTATTGTTAAAAAGGAGACTGCGGAAGATGTTGTTGATGTGGAAGATGTTGTTGATGTGGAAGATGTTGTTGATGTGGAAGATGTTGTTGATGTGGAAGATGTTGTTGATGTGGAAGATGATGGAGAAACAATTGATTTAAGAAAATTAAAAGTTGTTGAATTAAGAAAGATGTGTTCTGAACAGGGAAAGGCTGGTTATAAATCTTTAAAAAAAAGCGAATTGGTTGAATTATTGCAAAAATAATTCAAAAAAAATAATTCAAAAAAAAATAATTCAAAAAAATAATATAAAATTTATAAATAATAATTTTATATTATATTTATATAAATATGAGTTGGGGCACTTGTTATTCTGGTTCAAATAATATCCATCATTCAAATCCTCCGTTAATGAGTGATAGACGACTATTCACCAATGTAAATCCAGCGTGTGATTTAAATGAAAAATTAAAAAAGAGAAATGGTATCAAAAGCAATTATGAATATAGACAATACTTAATGAAAAATGGTAGAACTATAATGGAAAATAACACAATTAAATCTTGCGATGAGTCATCCGAATGTGTAAAAAGATCAGATGAAATAAATAAAACAAATAAATATTTATATAAAAGTATTAGCGATACACACACGCCATATGGATATCAACAATCAGATTTAAAAAAATTATATATATCCAGAGCTAGTTTACAGAGTAAATATGTTAGTCCCATCGTAACACAAGAAGATTTATTAAGATTAGAAAGTTTAAGAAAATAAAAATATTTAAATATTTCTCAGATAGATATATAATGAAAATATTAAGTTTTGATGTAGGAATTAAAAATTTAGCTTATTGTTATTTGGAATATAATGACTCAAAAATATCAATTTATGATTGGGGTGTTATAAATATCTGTCGTGAAAAACATTGGATATGTAAATGTAAAAAGAAAAATAAAGAAATATGCAATAAACAAGCAAAATATTTCAAAAATAATATTTACTATTGCAAAATTCACGCGAAAAATAACAAATTTTTAATTCCTACAGAAGAAATAAATAAAATTAATAGAAAAATTAAAAATAAAATAAGCTTGAAAGCTTTAACAGAATTTACTCATAAAAATGAAATATTTGGAAATTTGTCACTTAAAGGAATTAAGAAAAAATATACAAAAGAGGAGTTAATATCAAATGTTGAACATTTTATTGATAACAAATATTTAAATTATATAGAAAAAATTAATACAAATTCTTTAAATATGATAGAATGTGGTAAATTATTAAAACAACATTTGGATAAAAATTTTGGAGAAAAAGAAATAGATAAAATCATAATTGAAAATCAAATTGGCCCTTTAGCTCTTAGAATGAAAATGTTACAGGGTATGATAACGCAACATTTTATTGAAAATGGTAAGGATGATATAGAATTTATAAACGCATCCAATAAATTAAAAGAATTTTTAAATAAAAAGAAAACAACTTACAATGAAAGAAAAAAATTGGGTATAGAAATTACTAGAAAATACATTAATGAAAATGAATTATTATATAAATGGGTAGATGTTTTTAATAAACATTCAAAAAAAGATGATTTAGCGGATTCTTTTTTACAAGCATTATGGTATATTAAAAATGTTATATAAGTTAAATAGTTATTTGATATAATAAAAAAATAAATATTTTAGAAGAAATAAAATATTTATTATGCGTCTTACTTAAAATTAAATGTTCTATATTAAACATAAGATGGACATTAACATTGAAGAAATTGATATTGAATCTAGTATGCCGAAACTTAATATTGTTGAAAACAGTAATTCGGAATTTTCAAATAAAAAAAGTGTAAATTTTGGACCTGGGGCAGATTTATTAATGAATCCAAATAAAGTAAATCAGTCGCCCAAAAATTCTTTGGAAAATATTTCATTGGATAATTTGTCTGACATCAATGATATAGATTTAGGAAGTAAATCATCATTGAAAGAAGCGAGAAATAATATTTTTTCGGGAATAAAATTACCAAATGATTTGTCTAATGAAAAAATAGATATTTCTATAAAATTAGATTCTGATAAGAAAGTATCTTTTGGAGATGCTAATAAAGATGTTAAAACCAAATCAAATGATGGTAATTTCAAAAAATTTAATGATATACCTGTAAATCCAAATGTTTCTGCACCATCCGTACAAAAATTAACAGCGAAGGAATTATTAAAGGAAAAATTTAAATATTTGAGATTACTTGAAAATATTGAAAAAAAAGGAGCATCTTTAAGTAAGAAATATTCAATGGATTCACCATTAGAAGAAATGAAAGGTGAATATGAAACATTGATGGGTGAGCGAGATAAGGGAAATAGTGTAAAATTTCAAGGAAAAATGTTGATGGCTTGTGTATCTGGGTTAGAATTTCTGAATAGTCGTTTTGATCCATTTGATATAAAATTGGATGGTTGGGCGGAATCAGTGAATGAAAATATGGATGATTATGATGATGTATTTGGAGAATTACACGAAAAATATGGTTCCAAGGCAAAAATGGCACCAGAGCTTAAATTATTGTTTATGTTGGGAGGTAGTGCGGTAATGCTTCATATGACAAATACAATGTTTAAATCTGCTATGCCAGGTATGGATGATATTATGAGACAAAATCCGGATTTGATGAATCAATTTACACAGGCTGCGGCAAATTCAATGGGTGAAAATAATCCTGGATTGGGGAGCTTTATGAGTGGTATGATGGGAGGAGAATCGGGTCCAGCTCAGAGTGGACCAACATTTTCTATGGAACCTCCGATGGGAGGCCCACCAGGACCCACACAAATGAATAAGCGACCTGACATTTCAATGGCCAGGGGAGATAAACGTGCCGAATTTAAAGATGCTGAAAATATGGAATCTAATTTTGCATCTGTGAACGAGAAACGTAAAGAAATGCGCGGCCCAAGTTCACAGGGTCAGGATCTCCGCGATATCTTATCGGGTTTAAAAACAAAAAAGATCAATATTGGAGAAAAATCTCCAGGATCAACCATCAGCGTTAACGAATTAGATGAGATGAATAACACTGATATGAATAGACCAAAGAAAAGCAGGAGAAAACCCAAAAGTGAAAGAAATACTGTTTCATTAAATCTTTAAATAAATATACTTATTAAATATACTTATTGAATATTTTTTATTTAAAAATTTAATATATATTTGTTTAATGGAAGAAAAATGTTCAATTTGTTTTGAAAATATAGAAAATAACGAATATATTTTACCCGAATGTCATCATAAATTTCATATTAATTGTATAATGACTTGGTTTAGAACGGGTCAAAAATCTTGCCCAATGTGTAGAAATAATGGTATAAATAATGGAAATAATTCTTCCAATACAACTTTAACTCATATAAATAGCGAATTAACACAATATTCGTGGCAATATAGAAAAAAATTATTAAATGATGATTATATGAGAATGCGTCTCTTATCTAGAAAGAAAGATGCACCCAAACATTTAAAAAATAAGGTTAAAAAATTGAAAAAAATGGAATTAAAATTAAAAGAGCTTTCAAAAGAAATTAGTTCTTTTAGAAAATCTAAACAACCTGATCTTTCTGTAAGTAATGTTATAACTAAATTTAGAAAATTTAAAGGAAGAAGGTGGAAATTGAAAAGAAATATTAAAAATTTAAAGGAATTTATAGGGTTAACAAATCCCGAAATACAAATAATCATACCCATAAAGGTTGAAATATAACTTTGTATAAAAAATATAATATAATATAAATGGTATTAGGATTTATATTATATGAAACCATTGATATTATTTATAATGTGGGTGCGATTACGTATAATGGTTCGGCGTATTTATATAGATGGTACTATGGATTGGGTGATGAATATGCGAATAGAGAAAAGGAAATTGAAATGTTAATATTACGGTTGGCTAATTTGGAAAAAAAATTACTTGCAAATGGGGCCGGCGAAAATCATAAAACAACAGAAAAAGGGGAAAAAAAAGATAAAAATAACTAATATTTTATACGGTATAAAGAGCAAACAACTAAAACAATTAAAACAACCATCTTTTTCTTTCCTTTTCTCAACAATAGCTTTATTTTCTTTATATGTTACAAAAATATTATCATAAATATCTCCCGCTGATCCTGGGACATATCTAAAATACAACTCTTCGAATTCATTATCGAGTATCATTAAAAATTCCATAGCTAATGAATTTAAAATCATATTACGTATATCAGTTTCTATAAAAACAACCCAAATATTGGCACCATATACAAATAAATTAAATGCAAATTCTTGAAATGTATCAATAATGGATGTGAAACTATTTGCCCGATTCATTTTTGCCAATCCAATGCTGTTTGTTAAACTATCCCAAAGAAAAAAACTTCGCGCAAAATATATAATACTTATTCCACAAATCATTAATTTATTTTCAAAAGTAGCAATATTAGCACAATATTCGCCATCAAATGAATTTATTTCGTGTAAAATTAATCCCAAAAATAGTAACCACTGACCAATAAATATCAGTATCGGTAAAGCAAAAAATAGAGAAAAAATATGTGAACAAAATACTTTATTTGTTTTTTTTAATTCATTATTTAAATAACCTCTTTTTAAATGATACTTGAATAAACTAAACATTCCAAATTTTGGATCGTTTAAAACAATTTCTTTTTTATCTTCAGGAGAAATTTCTTTCAATTCTCTGGGTGATAAAGATTTTCTTCTTCTTGGAGATAATGAAGATGGCCAAATCTTTTGAGCGTGTTCACCACCCAATAATAAATGATCTTGCATTTTTAATACAAAATTTTTAAATATTAAATATAGTGCATAACAAAAGCCTTTGCAAGAAATTTTTTCTTTTTTTTGTTTATCCATCAACTGTTTTTCAATAAGTATTTGTAATTTTGGACTATTTTTTATTAAAAATGAATAATTTTTTTTTTCCATAACGTTCTTTTTATCGTTAATTTTTTTTTGTATTTCAAATTTTTTTTGAATATCATTATTTTGTAAATCTGTTTTTATTTTCGGTGCATTTATTTTCGGTGCATTTATTTTCGGTGCATTTATTTTCGGTGCATTCATTTGATTCATTAATACTATTTAAAAAACATATTTAAGTAATTTAAATATGTTTATTTACCTAATAATTCGCCTGCATTATCAACTGTGTTATCAACTGTGTTATCAACTGTGTTATCAAATGTGTTATCAACTGTGTTATCAACTGTGTTATCAACTGTGTTATCAACTGTGTTATCAACTGTGTTATCAACTGTGTTATCAACTGTGTTATTATCAATATCTTCTTCTTTGTCCGTCATTCCTAATTTTTTTTTAATTTCTTTTATATCTATGAGTATATTTTCCTTTGATTTTTGACATTCCATATTATCTTGAATACTATTCACAAATTTTTTAACTGTATTTATGATATTACCATCTTTTGATTTATCTTTAAAATTATCTTCAAATAACACATCTTTTGACTTTTTATCTTTAATTGTCAATCCAATATTTATTTTCACTTCAATTTGATTAAGATCTGTGTCTATTTTAACATTTTCATTAAAATAATAATCAATATCGTTTATTTTTTTTTCATCAGTAATATTAAAAATTGTATCCATATTTGTTAATATAAACATTTTATCAGATGTCGGGTTTACAAGATTATTATTTGAATTTAACTTTATAAATTGAGCATCTCTCTCTTTTTTATCTTTTATTTGATTTTCCAACTCCAATTTTACTAATTCCGGATTTGCATATTTAAAAAATACCTTTGTTGGTTTAAATTCACTATTAATTTTAAAATATTTACGTACATATTTTTTTAAATTATCCATTATAAAATGTTTATACGTATATGGTTTTATTACAACATCTGTATTCGCTATGTTTTTTAGAACTATTTTCATTATTATTTTTTCTAAATTGTCATCCACATTATTATTGAATAATTTTTTATATTCTTTTAAAAAAAATTTTTTAACTTTTTCCATACCATCTTTAAGTTTTTTAATTATTTCTATAAATTGTTTAATTATTTCATTTTTATCTTGAATTTCATCTTTAAAATTTGTTATATATTTCAATTTTTTTTTTGAACGAATTAATAAGGTATAAATATAAATATAAATAATTAAACCTGGATCCAAATAATTAGTGTCTACCTTTGGAAGATCTTTATTATATGTAAAATCAAGTATTGTATTAAAATAAAGAATAGTCTTTTCAAAAGATTTTGTCTCTTTCTTTGTTTCTTTCTTTTTTGTCGGGTTAAAAGTTTTTACATAACCAATAAGTACTTTTATTTGATTTATAAATTTTTTTTTGATTGTTAAAGTTTTAATAACTTTTTTTAATTCTTTTTCATTTAGTTTAATAATTTCTTCCGTATGTTTTTTTGTTTTTTTAACAAATTCTTTGAAATTCAATTCAGAATTATTATTATTTTTATCGTATTTTTTTTCAAAGTCTTTTTTTTCTTCATTATATTTTTTTGAAATAAGGTTATCATCGTGGAGACATATTGTATCGCTTTTCATAGTTGAATAAACTAATTTTAAATTTTCATATGGCACATTATCCATAAAAATAATTTTTTTATTTGTTTTAACTTTTAAACCGTTAACATCCAAAAAATAAAAAGGTAATTTGTCTAAAGGTTCTATAAATTTTATTAAAAAATACGGTACTGTTTTATTTTTATTAAAATCTTTAGAACCTGTTCCCTGCATTCTATAATTGATGACGATTGCTTCTCTGTTATGATTTGAATGTTTTGGATTATCATATAAAACAATATCATTCAAATCAATAAATGGATAAGTTTCACTAACATTATTAAAAATATAGTATTTTTTCCCACAAACAGATTCGCATTTATATTTTATTTTAACTTTGAAATCAACTTCTCCTTCTCTTTTACATTTTGTGGTGGTCTTTTTTATTCTTTTTAATCTATCTTCATTTTCTTTTTTCTTTCGTTCTTCTTCTTTAAGTTTTGCCTCTTGAATGCGCGATTCAGCTGCAACTCTCGCCTCTCTTTTTATTTTTTCATCTTCCAATCTGTCTTTTTCTTCTTGTTCTTTTGTTTTTTTTTCCATTTAATATATTTATTAGAGAATTAAAAACTAAGTTTTTAGTTTTTAATTATAATGAAAAATGTTTTATATTTTTTAACATTCCTTTATGTTTTTCCGTTTTTTTGGCTTTTTGTAAAATTTCCATAGCTTTATTGATTTCATCTTCTGTTACTTCTCCGTCACCATTCAAATCCAATATATCTTCAAATTCGCGAAGTTTATGCGGTATAATACAAAAACGACTATTTTCATTCAATAAATAACCTATTAAAACATTAAAAATTGCAGTGATTGTTAACGCAATTAATACATCCCGCGTACCCAACCAACTAACCGCGAATATCATTAAATGTCTACCCAAAGATTTTTTTAAATATTTTTCTTGTGATTTTGAAACTTCAATTTTTACAAACCGTGATCCTATATTCAATAATATCATAACAAACCCAGCAAATAATTTGCTATTATTTATTTTACCTAAAAATAAATGAACGTGGTTTGGTAACATATTAATATATATTGATATAATTTATTTAAAGATCTTTTGTTGATGCTATTGTATTTTTTTCACCAGATGTTTTCATAAAACGATCCAAATCCGTAATGCTAAATCCTAAATAATTCTGTAATTTGTTCGTTACATTTTTCATATCATCTAAACCAACAAATCCTTCCTTTTTGTCGTCGTCTTTTTGTTCTCCTTTCTTTCCTTTCTTCTTTTTCTCTTCTTTATCTTCTACCTCAACCTCTTCTTCTTCTTCATTGTGTGTGTGATCATCTTCCCCGTGTTTTTCACCTTCTTTCATACCTTCCTTCCCTTTAAACCCCTGTACTCTATCAGCATTTTCTGTTGATTTTTTTACTAATTTGTCAAGTTGACCACCCAACAGATTTCCTTCTGTAAACCCTTCTCTATTATCGTGAAGTAATACAACTATTATAATCGCGAATATAATAGCACAAGCTAAATCACAATCTAATGCAAAATATAATAATATACAAACTAAGACAACTCTACCGAGTGTTTGTTTTGAAAAATTTTTAAGAGCTTGAGGTGTATTATACATTAGAATAATTAATAAAAACCCCAAAATAAAACTTAAGTTTTGTTTTTTGAAATACATCATATATATAAATTACTATATATATTTTTCAAGTTATTATAAATAATTTTTTATCTCTTTTTTTTATAAGAATGTCATCACTTGGATATAGCGAAATTGAAACAATGGAAAATTTAGATAATAAATATGATAGCAAAAAACAAAAGAAAAATAAAACATTTAAAAAAAGAATGCAACCCGGTAAACAAAAAATGACAGGTAAAAATGTTGAAAATTTCCTAAATTTAATGAAAGATGTTGGAAATAATGATTCCACAGATGGCTCAGGTTTAGCAGATTTTAATCCTCCTCCTAAACCATTAATAACAAAACAACCCGATGATATAATTGAAAATGATAATATCGCCAATAATTCTGTCGCCGATAATTCTCCCACCGATAATTCTATCTCCAATAATGATTTTAATAATTTAGATGATTATGCAGCCAATGAAAAATATTACAACCAATACATACCATATTATACTGAATCACAAAATCAGCCAAAAATATTAGATAATAAAGATAAACTATTTGAAAAATTAAATTATATGATTCATCTTTTAGAAGAAGAAAAGGATTCAAAAACAAATAATATTACAGAAGAATTGGTATTATATATGTTTTTAGGCGTTTTTGTTATTTTCATCGTTGATTCATTTGCAAGAGTTAGCAAATACAAACGTTGATTTTAAACGTTAAAGTAAACAAAAAATATCTTTGCTTTCTTTCGGTAAATAAGCAAAATTATAAAAATAATACGAATTTATAAATGTTTTTACAGGTTTATACTTTTCCAATAATAGTTTAAGAATTTTATTATTATTTGAAATATTTTCAATAAAAACGAGTTGACTTTCAATATCTTTAGAAATAAGATTTAATGATATCATAAACCCTAAAGTAAAAATATTATTATCAATATTTTTATTTACATAACTGGACATAAATTCCAAACTATTTTTATTATTATACGTAGTATATGGGTTTTTAAAAACATAATATCCCCGAAATACTTCATTTATCATTAATCCTGTAATAAATATGTGATTTTTTTCAATTAAATAAAAAATGTGCCCCAAATTAACAGCAATAAAGCAGTTAAAATGTTTTTTACTTTCCATAAAAATTTGATAAAATTTATTCATATTTGTTTTATTAATGAATACAATATTTATATTTGGCATATTAAAATTTAGACACATTTCCCAATTATTATGATCAAACATATAATTTTTATAAGAAGTCAATGGTACGACCATAGATGTAATAACATTTTCTCTTTTAAAAAATGATACAATATTATTGGATTTATTTCTAGTGTGACAATAGTGAGTATATATCTGTTTACCAGCATAATTTTTTTTTCTGTGTTTTGAATTAACACATAAATAATCAACATAATTAATCGTCATTTTATTACCACCCAAATAACAATCCAATGGTTTAGAAGTCATACAGGATAATATTTCGTTGTTGTATATTTTCATTGAAACAAAAGATTTATCATTATGATTTTTAAAATTATCCATTATAGAATTTTCGGATGGATTATAAAATTCAGAAGAATTTGGTAAGAAATTTGATTTTATAAAATCTATAAAAAGGTCTTTTTTTTCAGTAGGTATATTATTTGCATTATAAAAATTAATATCAAAATCGTAAAATTTATTTTTTATTGGCAATTTTTCTTGAATAATACCGGGGGGAAACATCCAATAATTTAATTTATGATAATGAAAAACAGGTTGTCTTGACCAAAAAGGATATTTTAATTTAAAATATGCTATACATAAACATATTATAATTGAAACGATTACAATAATATTTAAAAATGATTCAAACATAATGTATGATTTGATTATAAATATTTAATTTATACTTATAATCTAAGCCTTTTTTAAAATATATAAATATTGATATTGATAATTACATTTTACCATATCTATTTTGCCTTGTAAAATAAATCCAGCTGATTTTGCTAATCCTAATATATTTTTTTGCGTATCCATAAATAATGTGTGTTTATTTTGTCTAACATTCCCACTTGAATCATCTTTAAATGTTTCATCAAATATGGCGAGATTTTTATGTTTTTGCAATTTAAAATCCGCTTTATATTGGAAATCTTTAAATTTAACCAATGAATTCGTAATTCTTTTTTTTGCATATTTTTGCGGTGATACGGCTATTAATACATCTGCAGCATTAACAATTGGGTTAAATTTATCACGATTTACCAAATGCAATGTTAATGTTCCATCTTTTTTTAACCACTCATAAGCATTTTTGAAAAAAGGTAATTTATTTTCCATATAATAAATAGTAAAATAAGTACATAAAATATGAGTGAATGAATTTGGAGGATGTGACATAGAATCTAATGCATTTGAATTGACAAAATCGCAATCAGGGAATTTTTTTGATGCTTTTTCAACCATAGCTTTAGATTTATCAACACCTTTTATTGTATAACCTTTTTTTACAAATTTGTCTACTAAATTCCCAGTACCACATCCGATATCTAATATTTTACTGTTTTTTTTGGTGGGTTCCGTTGCGTGACATATTTCAGTTAATTCAAATTTTAATTTAGATATATCCTCTGATAAGTCATCGTAATAATCAACATAAAAATCATCATATAAATCATCATTTTCTTTAATAATATATTTATCCATTTGTGCAAATCCCTCACGTTTCGGATTATTTAAATTATATTTTCTTATTAATAAAAGTAATAATGCCGATATTACAAACACTTTTAGCCAAATGGAAGATTTATTATACAATTTAGACATATTTTTAAAATTTTTTTGTAATATTTTTGGAAAATTATTGATAATTTTACTAATTTTTTTGAGAGAAAAAATCATTATTATGTATTATTATATTATTTTTTTTTTTAGATTTTTTATATAAATATGTTAAAAATAAAAATTACTGATAAAAGGACAATTAAAGAATTTAAATCTGTTACATTTTCAAAATTTAAAAAGAGCGAAGTAAAAAAAGAGCTTTTAAAATGTTTATTGTCTGGAAATATTGAACAATCCTGTTATTGGTCGGCCGAACTTATTTGTTCGGGTGATTTTTTATATTTATGGAATACTTTATTTTTTTTTACAAGTAAATATATTCATATTGGGAATCCTAAATTGCCACTGTATATTGATTCTAGATTAAATATATTTAAAAATATTGTTAATCAGGGTTATTCAACCGATATATTGAAATTAAGAAATAATTCAAATATAAGAAAACTATTTATAGAAGTTATTGCGGTTATTTGTTATTCAAAAAAAAAAAGTTCATATGATATACCAAAAATAAATGAATCGGCTTTCAATATGATAGAAATTACTCATAAACTTATAGCAAAACATAAAAAAGCTGGTTATAAAATATTTAAAAATGAAGATCCACGTGAAATATTTATAGCTATAAATGAGTTGGCTTGGAATATACATCATAAATACAAAGATACACATCGTGCAATATATTGGTTAGAATGGATAATGGAATATGAAAAATTATGCAAAAGGAAAAAAATTGTTAAAAAATGTGCAACGAGGGATATGCCTGTAGAAAGTAAATATCAAAAAGATATGATATGGATAGTATGGGATATTATATTAGCTGAAGCGAAACAAAACCCCGGGTTATCTAAAATAATAAATGCATTGCTAAATTTATTTTGCCTCAAGTATAAGGATAGTTCAAAGAATAAAAGAAAACTATTAATATATTATGCAATTTCTTTACTAACAGAAACATATGATACGACATTACCAATTGTAAATAATACAAATTTAGTAGAAAATATGAAAAATAATTCGGATGAAATTTATAAACAAATTAAAAAAAATGAAATAACTCCCAAAACAAATTACTTGTTTAACAATGTACACGAAAAAAATTTAGAAAATACTATTAGTAAATTGGATAAAATGAGTTCACTTTCATATATTCCAAGAAATTAATAATTTTTTACTTTAGGAAAAAAATTATATTTATATAATGTATAATGCCAATAGGAGGAAGAAGACGACAATTAGCAAAGTCAGCAGACAGTGGTAAATGTGGAAATAAAGCAGGATTACCATCAACGGTTGGTGTTTCAATGGCACATAGAAGAGCATTTAAAATGGGTAAAAATTGTTGTAAAAATGATGATATTGATGGATGTCGTGGTCCAACAGATAGACCAAGGGTATCGGACAACTATGTAGATGTTACATTAAGCTCTACGTATGTTTATACCAGCAGTACAATTACTGTCACATTGAGTGGTGGTACAAAAGATGGAAATTTGGCTTCTGGTGATTTTACAAATATCGGATTGAATTTTGGCACTGGTACAGCAACGACAGCCACTTTTACTCATACCGGTCTTGCTAATACATTAGTACCAGGAAAAGAGTTCACAATTACATTAAACGCCGATACTGTAAAAAATGCTGCTGGTAAATTTTTATCAACAGCAACAACAACACAACAAGTCAATTCTAGTACAAAAATTAAGATATTGACACTCAACACTACATATGCTATTGTACAATTTTCAAGTACCGTTTCTAACGCCTCAAATGCACCTCTCGCATCCACCGATTTTGTTATTACAGAGCACGATTCAACCGGAACCACCCTCGTCGGCACTCAACCGACTGTGCTGTCTTTTAGCACCGACAGTGGTTTTATTGGAGATCAAGTTGGTGGCAATACATACAAATTAGTATGGAATCAGGTGCCGGCAGCTGGTAATGTGGTAACAATTACACCTGGTGTAATTCACGAAACTTCTAATGGAACTATGATATCGGCAGCTGATATTGGTATTTTAGGACAAGAATATCCTGTGGCAACAACCGCAACAACGTCAACCAATAATCCTAGGATAGTTGTTTAAATTTCATTTTTCTTTTCATCAAATTCTTTTAATTGAATAATTTGATGTATTTGTTCTTTTTGTTTTTCCCTCACCTCGTTGCTTTCTTTAATAATAAATTTGCGAACAATTTTTAACATTAATCTACTTATTGTATTATTTACTATTTGAAAAATCTTAATAATACCACCCGTAATACCAATTATACCAAAAATATCCAATGAAACATTAGACCGTAATAACCAAATATCAGATAATATACCCATCAATATTGAATTAGTAATGATTAATACTGTTTCTAATATGAACTTAAATCTATCTTTCACTTTATTATTCACTTCATAATTTGGTAATTTTTTTATATCTATAAATAAATCTTCGTAATATAATGGTTTGGATGCTGTATAGTATACTATTTTTGGGAAATTCCAAAATAAAATCGCCGACGCAAAGCCAACAATTAAGGGGAAATAAATAAAATTATGAAATTCTTCAAAAGGTAATAACACAACAACACATATAAATGGTAAAAAATACCTTTTAATTTTTATTTTTTTACAATCATTTTTACATTTTATACATTTATCATTGGAACACATTTAATAAAATATTTAATAAAATATTTAAATATATTTATTAAATGGATTAGCAATTAAATTTATATTAATTAATTTAAATATAACTATTTTTTATATGAGTCTACAAAATTTTAACGAATTTATGGATAATATGAAAGTAAATATGATACAATCAGGTGGAGATTTTAACAGTTTCAAAGAAAACTTTTCCAATTCCATTAAGACAATGAATTCCCAAAATTCACAATATTCAAGTGATCCAAATGTTTCTTTTTCACCTATGGAAACGACTAGCTTAGGGGCACAACCAGAAAAATTTACAATGTGGTTTTTATTTAAAATAGTTTTAGGATTAACGTTGTTTTTAATTTTAGGATTTAATATTTATACTTATTTAAACACAGGTTCCGATGCATTTACATTTTATATTGGTAATTTTCTTTCAAAAGGAAAAAATAAAATAAAAAATATTTTCAATAAAGGCGATTTAAAGAAATCAACCGACGTTGATGATATTTATGGTTCTTTAGATTTATCAGCAAAAAATTTGGCAAATAAAGAAAAGGGTGAAGATTCAAAATTAAAAAAAATTGTTGAGAAAGGTGGTTCTTTAGAAAGTAGCGTTAAAGGTGATAAAAGAGACAAAAATTTTTTTGAAGATGGTGACGATGATGCAAACGATGATGCAAACGATGATGCTGACGATGCAAGTGACGATGAAGGAGACGATGAAGGAGACGATGGTGAAGATAAAAAAAAATTAATAAATGAAAAAGCCGAGAAAGAAACTGATCCCGAGAAAAAATACGGAAAAAATTATGCAGCCAGTAGCGTATTAGATTTAAAACTAACAAAAACACCGGGATACTGTTATGTAGGAACTGATAGAAATGTTAGAACTTGTGTGAATGTTACAACTGGCGACAAATGTGCATCAGGTAAGGTATTTCCAACGATGGATTTATGTGTAAATCCAAACCTTAAAGAATAAAATATTTAATTATATTTAAATATTTTATTTAAAAAACCAACGTGTTGATAAATATGGTGGAAATGGCGATGATACGCCGCCCGAAGACATATTTGGCCCCTTTTGCACCAATCTCTGAATCTCCATACTTGTTAATGCTCTGTTAAAATATCGCAACGTTGATTGTTCACCGCTAAATCCGTCGGCTTGTGTAATATAAATATTACCGTAGTTTTGTTTTGCAACGTGTTGTAACTCGTGTCTAACGACAATTGTACCATTGACATAGACATCTAAATTTCTATTTTCAAGACGAATTATCACATTTATCCATTTTTTTAAAGGTATATCAGGGACCCTTATACTTTCATTGCCTTCAAACGTTTGCATCACAACGTGTAATATATTTGATGTTCCGTCTAAATATAATCCCGGGCCATTAATGGTCATCATACCATCAATTAATCCAGAATTTGTACTGCTTGTTGGTGCAGCATTACCTTTATTAAAAATATGTTTAATTGTACCACCTCTATATGTTGTAAAGTTATCATCATTAAAATATAACCAAGTTGAATATGTGAATTCCATACCCATATCTTGATTATTTGATCTTAAAATTGGTTTTGAATTTTTTTCGCCAGGTCTTGTTGATATTTTCTCTGATATATTTCCTTGAAATCTACCCGCTTTTATTATTGGGTTTTCTTTTGGTCCTAAAAGACTATGTAAAATTCCCACTGCCAAGCGCATTAAAAATATAAATATTATTAAAACTAATAATATGAAAACAACTTTTGCCACTAAAGTATTTGAATTTAAAAATTCTTGTGGCCCACCAACTAAGTTATTATTTCCAAATTGTTTGAATACACCGTCATCATTTGGTTTCATTAAACTTTTAGCTGCATCGGTTACATCTGTTATTGGATTATTCTCCATATCTATATATTATATATAAAAATATTTAGATATTAAATAGTTAAAACACCTTCTTCTTTATTATCAACATAATATGCAAATTTCATTTTATATCTACCTAATAAATTATCCCATATTCCTTTGGATGGACCCTCCTTATATAATTCATAAACTTCTCTAGGATTCAATGTTCTCGCATAATATCTAACTTTTGCAATAAAACCATCATACCCACCATTTGGACAAATATGTATATCGGCATCTTCTGCAATTCTTGGTGCTGCACCCAATAATGTTGTTTTTACCAATTTACCATCAATATATGAATCAATTGATTGGTTATTTGTCGTTATTACAACGTGTGTCCATTTTTGCAAAGGTATATTTTTTATTCCTGATGATTTTTTTGATTCCGATGATTCTATTGTTGCTAAAGTAATCAATAAATCATTAACATTGCTCTCTAGTGAAATTTCGGGACTGGCTGTATTACCAGTACCTTTCTTAATTATAACTTTTGGTTTACCTGTTTCCCAACTGCTTATATACATCCAAAATGAGTATGCAAAAAAATTTGAATCTTTATTACCGTTAATGTTTTCAGATTTAATTATTGTTTCAGTTTTTGCATCACCCATATCTAATAAATTTGAAGTTGAAGCGTCTCTAAAAAGCCATTTATATAAAGAATGGATAATTAGAACAATTATAACATAAAACAAAATTTTTTTAATGTCCATAATATAATATTAACTTAGAAATTATCTATTCGTAATATTTCTAAATCGTTGGTGGATTTTTATCCTTAAAATAATTGTAATTTGTTTTTATTCTGGATTTTGAAATATAAGTTGGATAATATACAACATTGCAAATGCCGCCACCTATCCCATTTGTACCCACCGCGTCTTCATCTCCGACAACCAAACTATTGAATGCTTTATACGATACCATATTATCAACACTCGCGACTAATTCACCGTTTAAAAATATATCGATTACACCACCAACATAATTAATAACTAAATTGTGCCATTTTTGAAGTTTAAATTTTGGTTTTTTATATATAAGTACCATATCGTTATTCGCGTCGTCCATTTCTGATTTTTTTGATCGTATTTCTTTTTCAACATCATACTTTTTTTTTTCTAAACTTAAAATTTTATATGTATCAATTTTTATTTTAACACCAGGGACTTTGTTTAATTCGGATTCCTTTTTCTCCTTTTCAATATCCTCCATAATTTTTTCTAATTCCAATTCTTTTACTTTAATAAATGCTAAAGTCTTTTTTAAACCTGAATCATTTGATGCATTTTTCTTTACCTTTTTTGATTCTATAATTAATTCATTGTTTTTACCATTATAATAAATGGTTGGTTCTCCATTATAACTAATAATTTTCGTTTTTTTAGTATAATTGTGACTATAATTGGGTGATTGCGAATGTACAAAAAACCAACACGATACTGCATAATTGTATTTTAATTGTTCAACTTGCGATTCATTGAATTTTTTTATTGGTATGAACTTTTGCATTCTAAAATACATAGGTTTATTTAATGCAACGGTGCCTTTTTGCAAAGGACCTCCCGATTTTGATTTTATTTTTTCCAAATTTTCTATTTGATCCTCAATTTCTCCTATTACTGTATTAAATAATAGTATATTACTAGCATTCATTTGTATATGTTTTACCATCGTGGATAATGTTTTTTTACAAAAGTCTGATTTTTTTTTGTTCAATATTTTATCACATTCGTTTGTATTTTTATAACCATAACTAAATAATAATGCTTTTAATTGATTTTCTTTGATATCTTTATCTAAATTTTCTATCTTTATTTTTTCCCAAGCGGATTCATTTAAACCTGCTGAAATAATTGGTGTGTCGGCGAATGGATTGACATTCTTTGCTAGATTTTTTATAGTGTCTTTCTTATCTGTAAGAAATTTTGTTACAATGCCAATAACATCGGTATTTTGGGGTGTAATTTCTTCTTCAAATATACCCGATTTTTCATTTTGTGTTATTTTTTTTGTTGTTATCCCATTAACGGTGTTTAAATCAATTTTTACTAAAGGATCTCTCATCGGTTTAAATTTTTTAATATTTTCAATGGCTCTTTCTAATTTAATTTTTTTATTTTTCAAATTATCAATTTGCATTGTTATTTTTTCTTTCTTTCCACTTTCATTTGAAATGTAAATATACATTCTATTTCTCAATGCTGGTAATAATATTAAACTCAGAATTATAGAAATTTCAATCGCAAAAATAATAAATACAATTCTTGGGCTGGATTTAAATTCAAAATATAAATAATTAACCAAATCAATAAATAAACACGGGATAACAAATAATGCGTGATAAATAAATTTAATGTATGGGTTTTTACTTATGAATTCATTTATTTTTTTTTGGAAAATAACTGTTATGCACGCCAATATTATAACAGCACTTAGTGCTATCAATATCATAGATAAAAATTTAGAACCCGCATCACTGGTTGCTGCATAAAATAACAACAATGCGAATAAAAACAGCGCAACACCAATAAATATAATGGAATATGTGTAATAACTTGTCTTATTTATAAATATATTTTTTAATTCTTCTGGTTTGGATTCCAGAACTTCTTTATTAAATTGATTAACCAATAATGATGTAAAAATTACAAATCCAAATAATAAAGCTATGCCGCCGATTAATGTTGAATTTCTTTTTGCCATACCACGACCACTCATATCTGGCATTTTATCACTGACGTTTCGTTTAACAGTAAACCAAGTAAACGGTGCAAATGAATTAAAAAATTTGTTGTGGATACCGGTTTCTTCTTTTTGCATTGGGTGCGCATATCCATTTTTTTTTCTCGTATCTATTATTTCTGTTTGATATACTCTTAATGTGGGCATAAATGATGGTTTTGCTATAAATTTATTACCACTAACGGGATACCCACCCTGTTCAATTAATTTATTTTTAACGTCCTCCATACCATCTAACATTTTTGCAAATTCAGCATTAAAATCGTGTGTTTCCGAATTGTTTTTAATTTCAAATAATTTTGTACCCAACCCCTTTATCACGTTGCCATCCGGATCCTCTCCATTTGGATATATATTTGTATAATGGGTTATTATATCGTCTTCATTCATATATTTTATGTTGTTGAGTTTTGTTTCGGCCCCATCGACATTATAAGAAATGTCATATACTTTGTCATCATTGGGTATATTATTTATTAATATTTTTCCTGTATGGTTTGCTTGGTCATTTTTATTCAATACTTGTTTAAACGCGTCAATTTGTGAAATTTGTTTAATGTTAGCTGGGTTTTCATTAGATTCGTTTACTTGGACGTGTTGTTCATTAAAATCATTATGTAAAAGATCTATTTCTATAACATCACCATTTATTGTTACGCCAGATGTTATTGTATAAACAATATCAAACATTTTTAATGTTACCATTTTTTTGGCTGTGGTGGCTGTAACACATTCATCTAAAACGGAATCATAATATTCATCTCCAGTGCACTTTGGTAAACAATCATCTTTTATTGGGAAAAGAACACCATCTTTTATTTCGGTTCCGGGTGGACATTTTTCACATTGTCTTGAAAATAAATTATAATAATCCATACCGTTATCACACGATTCTGGAATACAATATTTTTCATTATTTTCCGTCCAAGGTTTATCACCCCCATCACATTTAATATCTGTTCTTACATAATATTGGCCTACTTTAGATTTATCATCTTCTACAGGATTAATGGGATTATCCAACATACCAGTGCCCTGATTTACATTATTTTTAACAGAACCGCACCATTTAATATCATTCAGTCGCACACCTTCGTTTTCAATTTTCATAACAAAATTATTATCAATAAAAATTTCAACATCGTGTTTATGGTTTTTATTGATTCTTATTAAATATCTTATTGTGAATCCCGGAATATAATTGTCTGGTCCAAATTTTTTAACACCGTAATCGGACAAGTTAGCTTGATAAGTTTTTCCATTTTTGTCTTTAAAAATATAGTTGTTTAATGGGTCATTTTTATCAGCACCATTTCCTTTGATACCTAATGTAAAACCCGTGTGTGTCTCATTTGTTGCCAAACTATACACTCCCTTTTTATATCCTTTTTTGCCCCATTTTCTCAATAATACACCGGATTTTTTAGGTATTGTTAAATGAGCTTCCCAGTTATCAATATCAATTGTATCATCGCCTGTTTTTTGATTAACAAATTTTAAATGTTTCGTTATAAAATCAACACTGGTATTTGTATCGTATACATCAAAAATATTATGATCATAAACATTTGCTTTACTTTTAATTCTAATTTTCGTCGCTGCCGTGGCTTCTGTGGTTGCAGTCTTTTCTGTGGCTGCCTTAATATTGGTGGGTGGATTTTTTTCACTTGTTTGGAAAACCACTGGGTCATCGGTATCTCCCCCTTTTAAAAAATCTTCGAAGTTTCTAACGGATTTAACCTCAGTAAAAGCATTTAGGGTTTCGTGTAGTTGTCCTGTGTCTGGATCTAAAATTTTTCCTATTGATGGATAACCAGCTGCGTCGCGAAATCCTTGGAGTTGTTGGTGATTAAATTTTTTTATTATTTTTCCATTTATTTCCACATCATACAAATAATAATATTGTCTACCCTTTTCAATTTTGTCATCATCTTTAACTTTTCTATAATCATTATTTATACTAGTGCTAACGATTGGTTGGTTTAAATACCATAATTGTTCAATATCAGTGTCTTCCTTATTATTTTCATATTTATAATATACTTTGTTAATTTTACCAATATTATTGTTAGAATCTCCGATGGATATTAAAGCCCCATTATTGATTGTTTTATATTTACCTTTGTTTATTTTGTTTTTTGCTGCTCTAATACCATCGTTAACTTTTGAAAACATTAACGATTTGATATAGTCATAATTATATATTATGATCATTGTTAAAATAAATAAACTGCCTGTCAAGACCAATGCACTATCTAAACGCACGTGTTTCCAAGATTTAGCACCCTCAACTATGGTATCTTTATCGGGCCAAAATGTGTTCACCGTTTTAACAATAAATTTATTTATACCGTGTTTTATACCAAATATTTTTTGTATATTACTTTCCATAAAGGCTGCAATGCCGCCGCCATTGGAAATATATTTATAAATTTTAACACCAAAAAAACTACCCATCAATGTTAAAAATATAATAATTGGTATATAAACCAATACTGGTAATACAAATTTAGCTATTTCAAGTGATTTATCAGTTTCTTTTTCCTGTTGTTTTTCCTTTTCATTTTCTTCTTTTGAATTAAAAAGAAAATCCATAAGTTAATATATATTTAAAATATATATTAAATTTCATTATAATCTATTTAATAAAGTTTTTTGCCCATGACAATTTCTACATAAAGCTTCTAAATTATTAACATGGTTTGTCCCACCGTGTTGCAATTCAATTTTGTGGTCAATTTCAAAAGAAGCGTCTAAAATTTTCTGACATTTGCCACATTTCCAATTTTGATTTGACGCCACATATTTTTTTTTACTTTCACTAACACTTCTTTTATTGGTATTTCCTGAATTTAACATTCTTTTCATTTGCGGTGTTTGGTTGGGGATTACATTTGAATTTTGATAACTATTGTTTAAACTGTTAAATCCCTCGCTAATATTTGTAAAATCTAAAATAGGAGATAATATGTCTTTCGTATTTTTATCAATCGGCATATGACGTATTAAACTATTTGCGTGTAAAAACATATTTTTTGATTCCAATGGATGTTTTTTCAAAAACATATAAATAGACAAGCCAATAAAACCATACATTATCATTCTATAATATTTTTTTCCATTCAATAAATACGCTGTGTATTTCCCATCGTGATAAGTATTCATTATAAAAAATATAGTAATCATTATTACCCATAATCCTATTCTCATATAAAATAACGTTATATTATTCTATTAAATGTAATGTAAAATATTTTCTATTTAATTTCAATTTTTTGGTTTTTCTAGTGCTTTTTTTTAAGCGTTTCTGTCTTGTTTTTGCATCACCCCTTTTATTTAAAAACTTTTTTATTTTCTTATCTCTTTTTTCTCTTGACCATTTTTCTATTCGTTGTATCTTTTCATAAGAAAGTTTGTCTAATTCTGATACTATTTTACTATGATCACATAATTCTCTCATAGTCATTTTATGAAAAGCTTTTTCACTTTTATATAAAAATGAATTGTATTTTTTATCTGTCATTTTTATTACTTCATAAAATATTTAAAAATATATTACTTCATTATAATATAAATGGAAAAGGATTATGGTAATAAAAATATACAAAATTTTTATTGCATAAAGCATAAAAGATTACGAAAAGAAATTTGCCTTTTACATAGATGTATAGATGGAAACGATGATTTTTTAAATTATTATAATAAAATTAAAATAAAGTTGGCCGACAATAATATTATTGAAAATATTATTTCCATTGATATTATTGAAGAAAACCACATTGCTTTGGTAATAATTTTACAAGAAAAATATACATCAATGGTGTCAATGATATTTCCTAAAGAATATCCATTTAGACCACCGAAAGTAAAAATATCTGAATTGGATTATACAGAATTTTTAGGCGAATATCAAAAATCTGAATTGGATAAAAGAAAAAAATGTTTATGTTGCAATACAATAATTTGTAGACATAATTGGGCACCCGATAAAGATTTATTTGACGTTGTTATTGAAATATATGATTTATTGAATATGCTTTATTTGCCAATAAATGAAAATTTATATAAATCAATAATGAATAAACATCTCGGTTATCTAATTGATTAAGAATTTTTATAATAATACAATGATAATGATAACAAAAAGAATATAGTACCGGAATACATTAATTTTTTTTTATTTTTGATACTTTCTTTATTGATTATTTCCTTGGGTTTGTAATGTTGGTAATATTCTTCTAAACTTCCATAGAATGAAACCGTTTTTAAATTTAATTTTTTATTTATTTTATTAAATAAAAAGTGGATCCACTTCATAAAAGATGTTCGTGAATTTAAATAAGGTGTTACTGGGAAATCATCTAATAATTTTTCTAAAAATTTCCCCATAGGATCATCGGGGAAAAAAACAGGTAAATTTTGAATGAAACTATAGTATTTTCTAATTGTCACTTCATTTGGATATAATGGGTAATTTAAAGACATTGTTTGTAAAGTAAATTTTAAATGTGGTAACCAAACTTCGTATCTTAATTTCATTATATAGGTAAAAATATTAAAAGATTAAACATTAAACATATAATATGAATAAAAAATATTATAATAGTTTTTGTAATAATTGCGGGAAAAATGGACACCAATTTCAAAATTGTAAAAAACCAATTATAAGTACTGGAATCATTAACTTTAAAAAAGAAAATGATACAATTAAATATTTATTAATTTGTAGAAAAGATTCTTTGGGATATGTTGATTTTTTAAGAGGTAAATATAATTTAAGTAATAAAATTCAATTATTAAATTTGTTCAATGAGATGACAACTGTGGAAAAAGATAAAATTTTAAATAATGATTTTCACTTTTTATGGTCTGAATTATGGGGTAATTTTATTGGCAATCAATATAAAAATGAAGAAAAAAATTCTAAAGACAAATTTGATAAATTAAAAAATAAAGAAATATATGATTTAAATTTAGAAATATTATTAAATAGCAGCAACACTAAATGGGATGCGCCGGAATGGGGGTTTCCAAAAGGAAGGAGAAATAATGGAGAAAATGATATTAATTGTGCAATAAGAGAATATATGGAAGAAACTGGTCATCCGAGAATGTCATTTGAGATTATACAGAATATTTTACCATTTGAAGAAATATTTACTGGTTCAAATTACAAATCTTATAAACACAAATATTACTTGGCTGTAAATAAATTAAAAGTTGGCAATTCAAATTTTCAAAAAAGCGAAGTTAGCGATATGAAGTGGATGACTTTAGAGGAAACATTGAAAGCCATAAGACCGTATGGTTTTGAAAAAATTGAAATTATTAAAAAAATAGATAAAATATTAAATAAATATAGTTTATTAGTATAATATATCAGTATAATTATGTATAATATGAAAGGTGGATATAAATCATTGGTTAATTTTTCAAATATGTTGAATGCCGGCATCATTGATGTTGGTGAAACAATTTATTTTAAGATCAAAAATACGGAAGGTACAAAAATAAAAATACCATTAAAAATACATTCAGATGGTATTTTAGAATATAATAATGAATTTTATTCAGATAATGAAGGTTTATTTATATTACCAATTAATAATGATGAAATAAAATTACCGGAATATTTAAAATATAATGATGATAATCATCCAATCATTAAAAAATCTAATAATTTATTTTCAGCAATGAAAATGAAAGAAAACATTGTTTATAAATCAAGCGACCGAAAAGCTGCGCATAAATTTATGTATACTAAAAAAACAAATAAAAATTTATATTTATTAGTTAAAAAAAATATTGCAAAAATAAAAGCAGTTCAGGAAATTGACGATTCCGTCAGTTCAACAAAAAAATGGTTAAACAATGGTATTGAAATGAAAGGTTTGGGTACAAATTCCAAAGGCAGGACAAGTTCATTACGTTATTATTTGTCTGAAAAAAATATATATTTTAAAGCATTTGAAAAATGGAGTTATAAAAATATTTTATTGTTTATTGATGATTTTAATAGTCAAAAACTTAAAAGACATAAAGCATTAAAAATTAATAAAAATTTTGCAAAAGAGGAAGAAAAGAAAGAAAAAGATGAAGAAAAGAAAGACAAAGAAGTCAAAGAAGACAAAGAAGCCAAAGAAGCCAAAGAAGCCAAAGAAGCCAAAGAAGCCAAAGAAGCCAAAGAAGCCAAAGAAGCCAAAGAAGACAAGAAGCCGAAGAAATTACATTGAATGAATACATAAAAATATCAAACTTTGTAAAAGAACAAAATGCAGAAGACTTTAAAAAAACAAGAAAAAATGTTAATAGACTTGCAAAATTGGATAAAGATGATAGATATACATATTTAAATAGCAAGGGAAAAAAGAACCATTTAAGATATAAAATTTATAAAAAAATGGCATATTTATCTTTACCTGAAAAATGGAAAGGTAAAACTGAAGCATTTGAATTGTTTAAAAAAAAATTCTCAAAAAAAATGGATACAGACACTAAAAATATACCTGACAAAAAGGAAGAAGATGCCGAAGAAGAGGAAAAGGAAGAAGAAGAATCGGAAGAAGACGCGGAAGAAGAAAAAGAAGAATCGGAAAAGGAAGAAGAAGAAAAAGAAGAAGAAAAAGAAGACGCGGAAGAAGAAAAAGAAGAATCGGAAAAGGAAGAAGAAAAAGAAGACGCGGAAGAAGAAAAAGAAGAATCGGAAGAAGAAAAAGAAGACGCGGAAGAAGAAAAAGAAGACGCGGAAGAAGAAAAAGAAGACGCGGAAGAAGAAAAAGAAGACGCGGAAGAAGACGCGGAAGAAGAAAAAGAAGAATCGGAAAAGGAAGAAGAAGAAGAAAAAGAAGAAGAAAAAGAAGAAAAGGAAGAGGAAAAAGAAGAATCGGAAGAGGAAGAGGAAGAAGACGCGGAAGAAGACGCGGAAGAGGAAGAAGACGCAGAAGAAGAAGAATCGGAAGAGGAAGAAGACGCAGAAAAAGAAGAGGAAGAAGACGCAGAAAAAGAAGAGGAAGAAGACGCGGAAGAGGAAGAAGACGCAGAAAAAGAAGAGGAAGAAGAAGAGGAAGAAGAAAAAGAAGAAGAAGAAAAAGAAGAGGAAGAAGACGCAGAAAAAGAAGAGGAAGAAGACGCGGAAGAGGAAGAAGACGCAGAAAAAGAAGAGGAAGAAGAAGAGGAAGAAGAAAAAGAAGAAGAAGAAAAAGAAGAATCGGAAAAGGAAGAAGAAGAAGAAAAAGAAGAATCGGAAAAGGAAGAAGAAGAAGAAAAAGAAGAAGAAGAATCGGAAGAGGAAAAAGAAGACGTGGAAGAGGAAAATGAAGAAGAAAAAGACGCAGAAAAAGAAGAAAATGAAGAAGAAAAAGACGCGGAAGAAAAAGAAGAAAAAGAAGAAAAAGAAGACGCAGAAAAAGATGACGATATTGTTGTCGGTGAATGTAAAAATATCATAGATTCCATTGATAAAGATGATATGAACGTTGATAATCCAGAATATAAAAAATATTTAAAATGTGTTGAAAATGAAAATGCTGATTTATTTAAAAATTTAGATAGTTATAATTATTTGTATCCACATTTAGACGATGTTGATTTTAATAAAAAAATATTTTTAAAAAAAGAATTTAATAATACAAAATACGACGAAGTAAGCAAAAGCGAGTTTGACGAAATAGAAAATATAAGTCAAAAAAAATGCAATAGAAAAATATTTCAATTATCACCCCATCAGTTATTTGTTAAGAATTTCTTGTCTTTTGATACGCCATATAATAGTTTATTATTATATCACGGATTGGGTACTGGCAAAACTTGTTCTAGTATTTCTGTCGCAGAGGAGATGCGATATTATTTAAAACAAATGAATATAAATAAAAAAATAATTATTGTTGCCAGTCCAGTTGTTCAAGAAAATTATAAAATGCAATTATTTGATGAGAGAAAATTAAAAAAGAAAGGAAATCAATGGGATATTCAATCTTGCACTGGAAATTCATTTATTAAAGAGATAAATCCAATTAATTCAAAAATTTCAAAAAACAAATTAATTACTCTAATAAAAAAAATAATAAAACGATCCTATGAATTTATGGGTTATCTTGAATTTTCAAACAGAATTACATCATTGTATAATAAATTTAAAATAGATGATGATAAAAATACAAACAATAGAAAAAAAGCTTTAATTAATAAGGAATTTTCTAGAAAATTAATTATAATAGATGAAGTACAAAATATAAGAAACTTAAAAAAATTAAAGGCATCATCCGAAAATTTTCTGGATCTTGTAAAATATGCAAAAAATCTTAAATTAATGTTATTAACGGCAACACCTATATATAATAATCCACAAGAAATAATATGGTTATTAAATCTAATGAATTTAAATGATAATCGCGCACCATTAGAAATAAAGGATATTTTCAATGATAGTGGTGATTTGTTAATTGGAAATGATGGTGAAGAAATAGGAAAAGAAATATTGGAAAGGAAAATGAGAGGTTATGTATCATACGTTCGCGGAGAAGATCCTTTCTCATTCCCAAATGCAATTTATCCAGCTGATTATGAATCTGAAAATTCAATAAAAATAAAATTAGCAAATCAACAATGGGCATATCCAACAATACAATTAAACGAAGCCGTTATCAAAGAAGATATGCAAATAAAATTTTTAGATTTATTTATCACCAATGTTGGGTTTGAACAAAATAAAATGTATAATTATTTAATGAAAATGTTAAAAGTTAAACATCCAATTTTAAAAAATAAAAAGAAAGGAATACAATACACAATTTTAGATGGTCCATTACAAATATTAAATATGTCATATCCACACACCGGAATACCGGAAGAAAAGACAATTGAGAATGATATGTCAACTGAGTTATATGGAAAACAGGGATTGTTGAGAGTGATGGATGAAGATGATCCAAAAAAAAATGGTTTTGCTTATATTAACGATGAGAGAATTTTCTCAAAAGAAAATCTTGTAAAATATAGTGGAAAATTATCGGTTATTATGGACAAAGTTGAAAAATCAGAAGGTATAATATTAATTTACTCACAGTATATCGACGGCGGTTGTATACCAATAGCTTTGGCTTTGGAGGAAATGGGTTTTACAAGATATGGCGATAAATCATCACTTTTCAAGACTCCACCGAAAGACCAATTAATGATTGTTGGTGATGAAGCAGAAAACCAGTTTCCTGCAAAATATATAATGATAACTGGTGATTCAGTTATTTCGGGTAGAAATAAAAAAGAATTAAAAGCTTGTACAGATCCTAAAAACATTAACGGAGAAATTGTGAAAGTTGTTATAATATCAAAAGCTGGTAGCGAAGGGTTAGATTTTAAGAATATTAGACAAGTTCATATATTGGAACCGTGGTATAATTTCAATAGAACAAGTCAAACAATCGGGAGAGCTATAAGAAATTTAAGCCATTGCAATTTAAAATATCCAAAAAGAAATACACAAATATTTTTATACGCATCTGAATTATTCAATGATGGTGATATCCAAAATCACGAGGAACTGGAATCCGCTGATTTATATATTTATCGTTTGGCCGAAAGAAAAGGTGTGAAAATAGGAAAAATTAGTAAAATATTAAAAAAAAACGCGGTTGACTGTCTATTAAATAGACCACAAACCCAAATGGGTATTCAAAATACATATAATAAACAAGTTAAGCAAATTTTATCAAATGGTGACGAAATAGAAATAATGTTGGGAGATAAAGATTACAGTGTGCAGTGTGATTTTGAAAGTTGCCCATTTCAATGTTCTTCAAATGGTGATGGTGACATTGATAAACACACCTTCAATGAAACATTTTTAAATATTAATTATGATGTTATATCAACCAAGATAAAAGATTTATTTAAAGATCAATACCTATATAAAAAATCTGATTTAATAAAAAAAATTAATATATCTAAGAAATATAATTTAGATGAAATTAATTCTGCTTTAAATTATATGATTGAAAATAATGAATATTTAGTTGACAAATTAAGTCGTATAGGAAAATTAAAAAATATAGATCATTATTATTTATTTCACCCAATAAATATAAATGAAACAATGGCATTGACAAATTATAAAATGAGACAACCGATACCCAATAAAATAGAAAAAAATGAAATATTAATTGCGAAAGATGATAAATTACAACAATTAGGTACATCTGAAAATTTTATAAATGATTTAAAACTTCAAATATTATTTGTATTAAATTTGAGTAGTGTTACGAAACCAACATTCAGTTGGGTAAAAGCTGCAAAAAGAGTTATTGCTAGTTTAACAAAAATTAAATATTTTGATGAAAATATTTTAAACGAATTTGTAATATATCACATAATTGATATTTTAACATATAATGAAAAGAAACATTTATTAAAAGTATTTTCACTTTATAAAAATGAAGAAACTAAAACGTCAAGAGAGGACAAATTATTTTACGACCATCTTGATTTATATTTTCAAAACAATAGAATAGAAAACGAGGGTTTATTTTATTTTATAATAAGAAATGATGATGATATTATTTATAAATTTAAATTATTAACATTTAATAGAGATACTGAAAAAATAGATGAAATTAAGATGGTCGCAAGTATTTTAAAAAAAATTAAAGATAAATTTAAATTAAATATTATGGAAATTAATGAATTATTTGGATTTCTAAGTAAATTTAAAAATAGTAATAGATATGTTTTCAAAATAAAAAAAATAAAAGGTGTAAAAAATAACACAGGGAGAAAATGTGGAGGAAATAAATCAGAATTAATAAAAATTGTAAATAATTTATATTCAACATATTTCACCATTATAGAACAACCGAAAGACAAAGAAAGATATTTTAAATCAGAAAATTCTTTAAAATATAATAAAATTAATAATTTTGATGATATTGATACTATATTAAAATTGGATCCAATAAAATTATGCATTGAGATTGAATTATTATTTAGATATCTAGATTACGATAAACAATCTGGAAAAAAACGTTTCTTTTTTTCAACAATAGAGGAAAATATCTATGATTTAAAAAAAATTCCTTTAAATGATGAAACAACAAATATATTTTTTAATTAAATTGAAAAAATTATATAAATATTATTTAAATATATTTATATTATAAGTTATTATGTCTAAGAAATCATCTATTTATTCAAAAAATGTATTGCATCGGAAAATTTCTATACCTATTCATTTAATAGGATCAAATTTAATTAATATTATTAATATGAAATTGACAAAATTATTTGAGGGTAAATGTTCAAAAGAAGGGTATATTAAAAACGGCAGTATTCAAATATTAACATATTCTTCTGGTGTTTTGGAAGATAATTTTATATTATTTGATGTTTCCTTTGAATGTTTAATTTGTAGACCTGTTGAAGGTATGCGAATTTTATGCAAAATAGATAATATTACTAAGGCAGGTATACGTGCGTCATATCATAATCAAATAGAATCGCCCGTAACTATATTTTTAGCGCGAGATCATTATGCAAATAATCCATTATTTTTGAAATTAGAGGAAGGCGATTTAATAAATGTTAAAGTAATTGGTACACGTTTTGAATTAAATGACAAAAATGTGTATATTATAGCCGAATTATTAAAAAAAATCAAAAGGAAAGAAAAAAAGAAAAACACAAAAAATAAAACACAAAAAAAATAAAACACAAAAAAAATAAAACACAAAAAATAAAACACAAAAATAATATTAGAAATTTATTTTAACTTAAACTCTAATAATGGTATATTATTTATATGGAAAATAAAAAAAATATCAACGAATTAAAAAAAATAAATAATATCGTGAATAAATTAAATGAAATTCATCACAGAAAAATTTTTGATATAATTAATGAAAATAATATTAAATATTCTGAAAACAGAAATGGTGTATTTGTTAATTTAAATAATTTATCTCCAAATATTTTAGATAAAATTAAACAATATATTGAATATATAAAAATTCAAGAAAAAAATATTTCTAATTTTGAAAATATAAAGAAAGAATTTAAGAAAGATTTTTTTACAGATGTTAAAAAAGAAGATAAAGATAAAAATGCTGTTAATAATAATAATGAAAACGTTAAATTGTATTGATGATTTTTTTTTAAATAAAACAAATATTAATAAAACTATTAAAAATATTTGTTTTATAGATGAAATAAAGCAAGAAAAGCAAGAAAAGCAAGAAAAGCAAGAAAAGCAAGAAAAGCAAGAAAAGCAAGAAAAGCAACTTGTTATTGTTGAAAAAGATAAATTATTTTGGTTTTGGTATATTTTTGAACACGGTTATAATAATTATGAAATGTTGGGGAAAAATACATATAAAACAGAAATGGAAATTAAAACCAATTTAGTGGAATTAATTCATAAAAGAAAAAAAGAATTTAAAAATTTTAAATTTAAAATGAATGACATTGAACAAGATATATTATATTCAAAAAATATTTCAATTAAGTCGTTTATTATAATTCTTTTTATGCATAAAATAAATTTAATATATTACACGGATGTTGTTTATTATGAAAATATAATTTTTGATAAGTCTATCGTTATTTATTATGATAAAATTAATAATATTTACGAATTGAAAGAAAATGATATAGAATCAATAAAGGATGAAAAATATATAATAACTTCTTTAGATAAACAACTCAAAGCAATATCAAATTACAAAGCTAGCGATATTAAGAGTATTGCAAAAAAATTAGATATAAATATTATGAAAGATGATAAAAAAACATTTACAAAAAAGGAATTATATGAAAAAATTCTACAAAAAATTTCTTAAATTGAAATAATTAAATATATATAAAATAATATCATTTTGTATATATAAATGTCTAACAAAGTAGAAAGACCAAAATTAGAAGAGTATATTGGTTTATTTCGTAAAACAAAAAATAAAAGAGATGAATTGGAGGTAAGGTTTGGTACTAAATATTATAATCCAATAACTAAAATAAAATTTAATAACACATTAAAAAAAATGAGATCAATAGGATTTATTCAAAATGAATCAGAAAGTTACCATTTGAATATTCAAAATGAATATATTGACCCAAATACAGGAAAACAAAAATTATCTAATATAAGGACAACAATAAAAGGGTTATATAATATACAAAAATATTGTAAAACAAATATATTCGATACCAACAATATTCCCGATTATATTAGTTTTATGCAGAAATTCCGCAAATCAATACGTGGTCAAGAAAGTAGGTTAGAATGGATTGATTATCACGATCACGAGTTCCGTGTAAATTATAAAGAAGAAAAGGTATTAGATAAATCAAATCGTTTATTGGATAACATATTAAATAGTTGGATAGATTCAAGAAAAACGTTTCGTTTAATTAAAAGAGTAACATTAGTTCATCCTGAATCTCCATATAAATTTGATTTTAGTATTATAAAAACATCAAGCAATGTAAAAGGTAAATCTTGGTTAAAACCAACACATTCCATCCAAGAATCAAATGTTTTTGAAAATTCGGAACATTATGAAATAGAGTTGGAACTATTAAATAAAAAATGCTATTCTTTACAAGAAGATGAAATTATAATGAAAGTAAAAAGAGGAATTCAGCATTTATTGGGTGGGTTACAAAATACAAATTATCCAGTATCATACACAGAGTTAAATAATGTTTTAAAAGAATATTTACAAATGACAAAAACCCCTGAAGAATTTAAACAGTTAGCAGAAGATAATGGTTATAATATAAAAAATAGAAAAAAAAGATGGAATTTTATAGGACCTTCAACTATTAGTTTGGAAATGAATAACATTGTACCTTTAAACAGTGAATATGTTTCAATGGAAAATGTAAATCACCCGTATACTGTTACTGAAAAGGCAGATGGTACCAGAAAGCTATTATTTATTGCTTCTAATAAAAAAGTATATTTGATAGATATAAATTTAAATTTTGAATTCACAGGATTGATTTGTAAAAATAGTGATTATGAAAATACAATTATTGATGGCGAACACGTGTTATATGATAAACACGGTAAATATATTAATTATTATATGTGTTTTGATATTTATTGGTTAAACGGTGAGGATTGTCGCATCTATGCATTTTCAAATATCGAAGGTATGAAATATGATAAGAAAATAGATGAACCAAAATTTAGATTTATTGAGCTAAATAGGGTTATACAAAATGCTAATTTAACTTCTATTAGTAAAAATGATATTATAATGAATATTCAAATAAAAACATTTTATTCAAATGATGATATATCCATATTTGATCAATGTAAAAAAATATTAGATGCTGAAAAAATGGGAGAATTTGTATATGAAACCGACGGTTTAATTTTTACACCAATTAATAAATCCGTTGGTTCAACAAAATTAGGAATACTTGAAAAAAATAAAACTTGGCCGTTGAGTTTTAAATGGAAACCACCAAAATATAATACTATTGATTTCCTAGTTTCAACAAAAAAAAATAATGAGACCGATGTTATTCATAATATTTACAATGAAGGGAAAGATATGTTACAAAATGAACAAATACAATATTATAAAACATTACAATTAAGGGTTGGATTTGATGAAAATAAACACGGATTTTTAAATCCCTGCGAAGATGTGATGGAAAACAACATATACAGAAACAGAGAAGATAAAAATAATTATAAACCGGTACCATTTTATCCAACAAATCCAACGCCAAATTTTCCAATCCATATTTGTAATTTATTATTAAAAAATAAGGACGGGAGACAACAAATGTTGACCGAAAATGGTGAAGAAGAAATTACAGATAATACGATAGTGGAATTTCGTTTTAAAAAAGATGCAAAAGAATATTGGCAATGGGTCCCCATTCGTGTAAGGTATGATAAAACGAGTGATTATAAAAAGGGTGGTAGAAATTATGGCAATGCGTATCACGTTGCACAAAGTGTCTGGCGATCTATAAATTTACCCATTACCGATGAAATTATAACAACCGGTATTGGTATTATTGAAAATAATTTAGACGACGATGTTTATTATAATAGAAAATCAAAAGAAACATTTACAAAATCATTGCGTGATTTTCACAATCGTTATGTTAAGAGTAAATTAATAACCTCTGTTGCAAATAGAGGTAATACATTAATGGATATGTCAGTAGGTAAGGCTGGTGACATTCAAAAATGGTTGAATGCTAATTTATCATTTGTATTTGGGATTGACTATTCAAAGGATAATATTGAAAATAAAATGGATGGTGCTTGTGCAAGATATATTAAAACCAAAAGAAAAAGAAGAAATATGTTTGATGCTTTATTTATACACGGTGATAGTTCTGAAAATATTAAACGCACAGATGCAGCTAAAAGTGATAAAGGAAAAATGGTAATAAATGCGTTATCTGGAGTTGGTTCAAAAGATAAAAAAATGTTAGGCGAAGGTGTATATAAAAAATGGGGAATTGCGAAAAATGGATTTAATATTATTTCAAACCAATTTTCAATTCATTATTTCTTTAAAGACAATAAGACATTAAATGGTTTTATTAGAAATTGTTCAGAATATTGCGCAGTTGGAGGTTATATGATTGGAACTTGTTATAATGGAAAAAAAATATTTAATAGTTTAAAAGATAAAGCAATAAACGAAAATATATTTCTTATGGAACAAGAAAAAAAAATATGGTCTATTACAAAATTATATAAAAATGAAGAAATGCCTGATACAACTGATTGTTTGGGTTATACAATTGATGTTTATCAAGAATCAATTAATAAAAGTTTTAAAGAATATCTTGTTAATTTTGATTATTTTAAAATGATTATGGAAAATTATGGGTTTGCTGTGTTAACAGTTGAAGAGGCAAATGAATTAGGATTGCCTAATTCATTGGGAAGTTTTGAAGATTTATTTATAAATATGAGTGAAGAATATAAATCAAAAAGATTGGATAAAAAACAAATAGGTGAGTCTCTAAGTATGAGTCAGAATGAAAAGGAAATTAGTTTCTATAATAATTACTTTGTATTTAAAAAAATAAGGAATGTAAATACGAAAAATGTATATAATATTGAAATTGCAAAAACGGATACTGGTCAATTAGACGAAATGAAAAAAAGTCGCGAAACAATAAAAAAAATAATGGCTGAAAGAATTTCTAAGAAAGTTAATAAGAAATTTAATAAAAAAATTAAACTTCCAAATATGGGAGAAGAATCAAAAGAATAAAAACGTTTAACAATCATTTTTAAAGTTATTTAAAAATATTTTCAAAGTTATTTAAAAATATTTTCAAAGTTATTTAAAAATATTTTCACAAGTTTTATTTAATAATGATTATAAATGATCTAACTATTTTTTCAAATCATTTTAAAATACATAATAAAATATATGGTTCAATTAAATTTACAACATTAATGGGTTTGTCACTCCAATTGCCAATTATTCAACGTTTAAAGGATACGGACAAAATTAATGAAATTGTTAAATACCAGGAAGATGTCTTTAAAAAAACAACCAAATTTAATTTTTTAGGCATCATAAATATCCACTGCTGCAAAGAAGATAATAAAAATTATTTAACAGACGGTCAACATCGTTATGAATCAATAAAAGAATTATTAAATAAAGGATATCGTGGTGAAAATGAAATTATTTTAGAAATTGTATCGGTTGAAACAAAAAAAGAATATGAAGCAAATTATAAAATAATTAATAAGAATACACCTTTGCCGGAATTTTCCGATACAATAGATAAAAATATACCAGAAAGTGTGTTTTTATATTTTGAAAAAAAATTCCCAAATATTTGGAAACCAAGCAACAGACCTTCACGACCATTTATGAATAAAAATCATTTCCAAGAAGCCGTTGGGTTTTTGGTTGAAAGTTTAAATAATTATTTAAATTGTGATGCAAATTCCGAAGATATTATTGAATGTATAGACAGTTTCAATAATTCTATGAAAAATTGGGCAATGGATAAATTTACATCATATAGAAAAATAAATAAACCTGAAGCTATGAGAGAAAAATGCATAAAAAATGGCGACTGTTGGTTAGGAATGGTACCGCACGTTACAGATAGATATGGGTATGAATGGATAAAAAATATTATTACAAATAAAACAGGTGTTGAAATAAAAAAAGAAAGAAAGAAATCATTGAAAAAACGAATCGGGATAAGAACCAAACGAGACGTTTGGGATAAATATGTCGGTAAACAATATGGTGAAGCCAATTGTTATAGTTGTAGAAAAAATATTGTCCATCAATCTGAATTTGAGGCGGGGCACGTTATTTCAACAGCATCATTATTAGAACAAAATAAAGAGGATGATATATCCGTAGTTAATTTAAGACCCATTTGTTCTTCTTGTAATAAAAGTATGGGCAAAATGCATATGAGAGAATTTATTAGCGAATTTTATCCGCAAAATTTAAATTATTTTGATAATAATACTCAACCAATTATTTTAAAAAATAAAGAGGTAGATAACAAAGCACTAAATAATAAAGTGTTATCTAATTCAACAGTAGATAATAAATCCAATAAAGAAAGTAACCGGGGATTTTTTAAAAATATTTTTTCATTTTCAAATTAAATAACCATTTAAAATAGTTTAAAAATTTATCATTTATTATATTTAGTTTAATGTCATATTATAAAATACCTTCAAATCTAAATATAAATATTGATGAAAATACATATAAATTAATATTAAAACCAATTAATGAAGATATAAATCAAATTTGTAGTTTTAATTTATCAAATTATTTAAAATCATCAAAAGAAAAAATTGATACTGTATATAATTATTGGGATCAAGTTAAAATTTACACAAATCCTTTTGAATTTATACACACCAACATTCCAAATAATAATATATCAATAAGCAAATATAAACCAATATCAAGAGCGTTTTATAAATTATTGGAAATTTACAATATGTTTAATTTATTAGATTACGCACAACCAATCAAGACCTTTCATTTAGCTGAAGGTCCCGGTGGATTTATAGAAGCAACAATGTATTTACGAAAAAATACAAAGGATGCTTATTATGGAATGACGTTATTGGAGGATGATAAAAATACACCAGGTTGGAAGAAAAGTATAGATTTTTTAGAAAAATATCCAAATATAAATATTGAAAGAGGTGTTGATAACACTGGTAATCTGTATAATGAAGAAAATTATAAACATTGTTGTAAAACATATAAAGATTCTTTTGAAATTATAACAGGCGATGGTGGTATTGATTTTTCACAAGATTTTAATAATCAAGAATTATTGGCAAGTCGTTTAATATTAACTCAAGTATTTTACGCGCTATCAATGCAAAAAAAAAATGGAACTTTTATTTTAAAGATTTTTGATATATTCAATAAAACCTCAGTTGATATTGTTTATCTATTATCCTATTATTATAAAACTGTTTATATTGTAAAACCAAATTCAAGTCGTTATGCTAATTCTGAAAAATATATTGTATGTAGATATTTTAAGAATACTTTGAATATTAATATTAAAATGAAATTTTTTGGAATTTTAAAACTTTTAAATAATATAAAATTTGAAAATTACAATATTACGTCAATTCTCAATCTTGATCAAAATTTATACTTTTTAAATATTATACAAGAAATTAATCATATTTTGGGTCAAAGACAAATGGAAAATATTTTATACACAATTAAATTAATTGGGAATAAAGATAAATATAAGGAAAAAATTGAAAAAATGAAAAATACAAATATTCAAAGATCTATAAAATGGTGCGAGGACAATGGTGTTGAGATTAACAGAATTAAAGATATTGTTAATACTAGAAACATATTTTTGAATTATTAATTTTATAACTATAGTATAATATGAAAACTATAAAAGTTATAAAATTAAATTATAAAAAAACGAAAAAGAAAACGAAAAAGAAAACGAAAAAGAAAACAAAAAATAAACAATGCGATGATTATATTAAACCTGTCAATTTTATATTTGGTTACGGTAGTTTGATTAATTCTTATTCTAGAAAACACACAGGGAAAGGGTTTATAGGAAGTGCAATACCGGTTGAATTATCAAAAAAAGCAGGTTATAAACGCATCTGGACCTGTAAAAAAAGTAAGTATGGCAATTACAGTTTTCTCGGATTAACAAAAGATAAAAACCCACATAATATAAATGGTATATTAACACCTATTTATAAATGTATTCGTAATTTTGATAAAAGGGAAAAAGGTTATAAAAGAATAAAAATAAAATATGACCCGAAAAGACAAAATGTTATAAAAGCTTTATCTTGGCAAAAAATGCCAAATTATCCTTGTAATATTTATATTTATACGGTAAAAAAAGAATTAAATAATATGCCAAATAAAGACTGTCCCATATCGCAAAATTACCTGGATGTTGTAATAAGTGGTTGCTTGGAATATGGTAATGAATTTTGTAAAAAGTTTTTAAAAAACACGTTTAACTGGCGAGATAAAGACAATAAAATTAATTGGAAAAATGATCGTAAAATAAATACTAGACGTTGGGTAAAAAATAATAATAAGAAAAATAGAATAAAAATAGATAAATTATTGAAAAAATATATTCCAAAAATTTATAAAGATCGTCATTAATTTTTAGGTGGGCAACGCAACAACGACGTACCCATTTGTCCACCATAATGATATGGTTTGCATTGTTTCTTTACAACCACGTTTGTTTTATTCCAAGCTTTTATTGTATCGCAACGTTTGTTGTATATATTATTGTGTTTATTACCATTTTTTAATGCTGCTATTCTATTTCTACTTGAGACTGCTCCAGTTTGGAGAAATTTAGGATTGTTGTGTTTTATAACTGTTTTCGTTTCAATATAATCACTTCTATTTTTAATTTCTTCATAAGTTTTTGTTACAATTCTATAATTTCTGTTTCTTTTTTCAAGGAGAGTGGACGATGACATAAAATTTTTCCTATTTTTTTCTCTTTGTATTCGTTGACTTTCAGTATACCTTATCCTCCATTTATTATCGCGTATATTGCAAATGTTTGACTTATTAACACTTAAAGCTAAAGGATCTTTAAAAATAACTTGATTCGTAATGGGATTACCAAATATATCAAGACATCTATTTCCACATATCCTTTGTTTTCTCCAATGATTATAAGGCATTCTGTTTTTTTGCTTAAATGTGCCTTTATTACACTCATTATTGCTATGAATATTTGAATTTGTACGTTGTTGTACAGCTCTACTATTAACATACTCAGTATAAAATTCATTATTCATAATATGGTTATATCCGCGACTCATTTATAAATATAATAAATATTTTAAATCTAATAACAATTATCTACAGACATTTGATTTGTTGAACCTCGCGCACGACCCCTTGCTTTATCTTGGATATCACATCGTTCTTTATTTGTTGAATTAAATATAAAGCTTTTTCCAACGCCATAATATCTTGGTTTTCCGGCAAAATATTCACCATTGCATTTTGAATTACTAGTCGCATCACATCTTTTAGAACCCCTAATTGTATCTAATTTAAGTCTATCAAGTCTAGAGCTACTAGAAACAGCACCTTGAACATTGTATTTTTTGTTATTTGGTTTCCAAATAACTTTATGATCTTTGGCAGTACAATCATTTATTTCACATTTTTTCCCACCGTATCCACCAACTTCATAAGTATCATCTACTGGTCTATTTGTTGGCAATCTATATTTATAAGTCATTTTCTTTATTTTTAAATAATCATTATAGGAATAATTATATTTATTTGATTGACCAAGTTCTGCACTTGTTGTTGGTTGGTTTCTCCTATATGTGTGTAATCTACTGCGACCACACTCAATTCCTGCTGCGTTATCCACCGAAAATCTATTTTTATATGTATCATTAAAATTACCACGTTGTCTCAATGCTTCCATTTCTTCTTTATTGTTTCTTACTCTCCGATTATTTCTAATATTACCACAACCATCACTGCAACTTGATAAATCGTATTTAATGGCGAATCTTGGATTATTTTTCGGTATTCCTATATAATTACAAGGTTTAGTTGTTTTACAACCAGATATTTTAAATTTTCGCGACCAATACATTTTATATAATAAATAGATAATATATTATTGAAAAAAATAACTATTATATATAATGGAAATAATTTGTATAATTATAATTTTTTTCTTTTTAGGACTGTTTATAAATAATATGTTACCAATATTAGAAGGATTGGATTGTACTGGTGGCTTTGTTTACGATAAAGATGGTGAAGTCGGTGAGTTGGGCGATGAAGAACAACAAACATATAATGAAAATAAAGCGAAACGTCAAGAAAATTTAAAAACTGAATCTTGTATCCGCGAATTAAATAATGAAAATATTGCTTTAGTAAAATCATATAATGACGATCAACTAATTCCGTTTGATTCCAGTTATAAAAAAAATATAGTACCAACATCTAAATCATTTAAAGATACACAGAAAAAATTTTTAAAATCACTATCAGCGTTAGATGAAATTGTTAAAGATGACGCCGGAAATGATAAAAAACCAGAAGAAGAAAAAACCGAGTGTGGTGAAATTGGTGATCCTTTGGGTGCGGCGCCACACGAAGATATTGGAAAACCTATAGATTCAAAGGGTGCTAGTTGTAGTTAAATGTATTTTTATTAAAATATTTTTATTAAAATATATTTAATATTTATAATATGATAGAAATATGTTATAAAACACTTTGTGTAATTTTAGGTTTATTTATATTAAGTTTATTTTTGTATGAAATTATTAAAAATAATTATATATATAAATCTAAAATAATTGAAGGAGTTGAAGTATCAGATGCAGAGATAAAAAAAATGAGTAATGTATCAAGTGAACTACAAAGAATGAAGCTTGCCCAATCAAATATAATAAAGAATATAAATAGTGTAAAAACCAATACAAATAGAATGAAAAAAAAACTGAGCGATAAAAGCGATGAGATCCAAAAGAATTTAAAAGCTGCAGAAAAACAAGCCGAAGATGCTAAAAGCGGAAAAAATGTTTGTCCCGTCTGTTAATCTATCTGGAACAAACAAAATGACCATTATTTGATGAAAAAATCAATGTTTTTCTTGCTTTATTTTTATTTACATACATAATACAATATTTATTATATTGATGTTTAATATTTACACAAAATAATTCACAAATTAATAATAAAAATGGATCACAAATGGATGTTAAATGGCCATTTGATATATCATTTATATTATATTCATTTATCCAGCTTAAATGTTCTTCCATTTCCTGTTCTCTCAATATGTTATTTTGCCATAACACATTGATCATTTTTTTATTATTTTTTTTTAAAAAATTTATTAAATTTACAGGACTTTTAGATTTATCAAACTTAACATAGTCAAAATCCTCTTTTTTTAGCGATTTTATTATCCCGTCCCAAAAACAAGTCATATATATTATTATCAATATATTAATATTTACTAAATTTTTTATTATCATATATGTATTTAATTAATTATATCAATTCTTTTTTGTTCGTTTTCATTTGATCTATCTGATGAAGATTCATCAAATTCGGCAGTTTCATCAATTTGATCTTTTTCTCCACACAAAATACCCAATAAAGGATTTTCTTCAAATGATAATATTTCTTCAGTGCTTCCAATATTAAGAATGACTGTTTTTAATTTATTATTATGTTTAGTATAAAAGTGTAATCTATATATATTATTTATTACCGTTATTAATATAGAAGAATATATATAAAATGACGAAAGGTTTAAAATGAGACAAAAATAATAATAATATAAAAATAAAAAACTCTGAATATTATATCTATACATATAACATCTCATTGATTTATAATGTTCGTTTGGAAATAATATATTGCATTTAAAATAAAATTTCATAGCATAATACATCTCAAAAAAGAAAGATGATAATGAAAAATAAAATAAAGTATATGTTATATAAAATATATCTTCATTTTTTCTTTGATTTTCAAATAAAATTAATAAACTTGAATTATTATAAAAATTCAATGTGCGAATTATAAAAAAGTTAGTAGCTATTTCTATACAACCAACAATCAATGTAGTAATCCAAATTATTATCACGTAAAGAATATAAAAACCATTAATATCTATTAAAAATTTATTAAAATATTCCACATCACCTCTTTTAAATTTATAACTATATTTGCAGATTTCACAAGAATTTCTTTTTTCTGGATTAAAAAGGTTTACTTCTCTCCATTGATTTAAACAATCAGTATGGATATATTTTAAACCACCTTTACATAAACAGGGCGATATATATTCTTTATCATCTTTTTCTAAACAATATCTGCAGGTTTTAGAATTTATAGGAATATTTTGATACTCGGAATTATATATTTCATTTATTTTGAATTCATTTATTTTAAATTCATTTATTTTAAATTCTTTAATTGAAATATCATTTACATAATTATTAAGTTTTATAATTCTATTCATTTAATAATTATTGAAATATTATTTTATTATATTTTATTAAATTATATTACAATGAGGGAAGGATTAAAAAACAAAGATGCGAAGGACGATCCAGATCACGCCAAACACGAATATTTAGGACAAACATATCTTTATCATAAAAATATTATGGCTCCTGATGAAATTGGTATGACACCTGAAGGTTCGTTGGATGCATTGGTTAAAAATGTCGCTGGATTGGTAAGTTATGGGCAAGTACTCATAACTGGCGATGGACATGCTAATGCAAAAGTTAATCGCGAAGAACGCGACGAAGTTCTGGGAGATAAATTTTTTATGAAAACAATGGGTACTTGTTATCCAATTAAAGTTGGCGAGGATAAAAAGCCAATAAGTGTATTATATGACGATAATGGTCCCACGATAAAATCTTGTACACCTGGAACTGAAAAATGTGATTTTATTTATTATAAGAAGAAAAAAGATGGCGACACTGCTGATGAGAAGTGGAACGGGAAAGGCGCCCGAGAAACAGAAAATAGATATATATATATAGATAATTTACCAACCGGTAAAATACCGGGACTAGGTACTTTAAAGGGTATGCGGGGTTTAATACCCGGTATGATAGAAAATTTGGGAGCATTTAACCCTATGGGATTGTTAAATTCAATAACGGCGCCGAGTGTCCCACCGTGTGTGAAATTAAATATGGAAACTATAGAATTTATGGATGATGGCGCTAACTCATCTGATTGGCATCACAAATATGGAACCGACGCACATCACGTTGCTCTTTCTGACATCTATGATTTAAATCCGTGTAGTTTTGTGGTGAGTGGAACAGTTGGGAAAAATCCTATTTCAGATAGGGAAAGTAGCGACTGTCCAAAACACGCGTCGGAAACTTTTACAAATTTATTTAATGGGGAAAAAGATGATAATACAATATTGAAATTAAAAGACAAACCAATTGCAAAACTATTTAATATGAGTTTCGGGTTATTAATGGCTTATTTATTATGGAAAGTTTTACAAAAAGAAAGTAGAATCTAATTGTTAAAAGTATTTAAATAATTATTATTTATTATTATTTAAATGGGATCTTCAGCATCAATAAAATTAAAATGTCCAAAAGACTACGATAAAGACAATTTTGCAATGATTTTAAAATTATATGATCATTTGGATAGCAATGGTGATCAAGTAATTGAAACTATGGAATTAAAAGATATTGCTAATCTTCATATTAATAATAATATTACCGAAATATCAAATTTAAAAATAAAGGAAAACGATGATTATAAATATAAATTGGAAAAAGCTAAATTAAAATATGAAAAAAATAAAGCGGATTTGAAATTATTACACGAAGAAACTATTGAAAAAATTACTAATTCGCATAAAATCAACGATGACGGAATTGTTGCTAAAATTAATAATTTAAATAATCTCACGAAAGAACAAAAATGTTTAACATTTTTAAAAGTTGTTAGTTGTGATGGTATACATATTGAATTTTGGAAATTCTTTGAATATATGAAAAACAGAACTGGGGATATTAAGAATATTTCATTTGAATGATTTTTTTTATGATATATATGAATGTGATATGAATAATGCTAATAAATAGAATATTGTACCCAATAAAATATGAAATAAAGAAGTTATTTTAAATTTAATATTTAATTTATTTAAAATTCTTTGGTGTGGTGAAAAATCATTAACTGGTGATACACCCCAAAAAATGGAATTGATTAATAATATTGCAATTACCACAAATTTAAACATAATAATTATTATTATTATTATATTTATTATAATTAAACTTGATTAATTTAGCTTCCTAAATCCATTTTTATCTTTGAGAATATCTGGTGGGTTCCGGCTCTGGTCCCATCCCTAGTACTTGTGGGGGTCTAGCTGTTGGTGCGGGTGGCGGTGTCAGGGTGCCGGGCGGTTGTTGTACCATTGGAGCCCCTTTACCCAGGACATTATCTTGAATGGCTTGTTTGCAACAGGGGCATTTTGCTGGATCTTTTGTACGTTTATTGATCCATTCGCCAATAACACCGAACTGATCTTTTAATTTTTTAAAATCAACCTCTAATTTTTTAAAATCACTCATAGCAATACGTGATAAATCATCACCTTTTAATTCTGGTTTTTTCATCATATTTGTGGCGGCAGTGGCGGCAGTGGATACCCTTTCTTTAACGTCCGCAATACGTTCATTAACATTGTCTAATTTTTCTCCCATTTGATTTAAAAAGGTCTGTGTTTGTTTTGCTGCAGGATTTTTTGGGAGAATATTTGCATTTTCTGTAGCTGATTCTTCTACAAAAAAATTTGGAACCCAATCTTTCCAAGCTCCACCAGATTGTCTTCTTCTTCTACGGCGTCTACGGGTTTTTTTTTTATTAAATTTCCTGTTTAATTTAATACTTCTTTTACGATTTCGTCTTAATCTTCCCATACTTTTTGATTTCCTTTTTTTTTTATTTGATTTCGTCATATATATATATATTTTATATTAAAAAATATATATAATTAAACTCTTTTAAATAATTCCAAAGCAACCAAACCTCCGGCGATTTGTGCTAAAATATATGGAGCAGCATCATTCATACTTATTTTCTTTGCAGCAACCATCATAATACTAACAGCTGGGTTAAAGTGTCCTCCCGATATTTTCCCACCTACCATAATGGCAATTGCCAACGCCAAACCTATCGCCAAAGGATGCCCAACGGCTATTATAACATAAAGAAAAAATGCAGTTCCTAAAAATTCAACTAATAATTTTTGAAACATTATAATATTATATTAGATATTAAAATGTTTTAAAAATTCATTCTTGGGAAAATGCCGACAAATTTAGTTCTAATCCCGGAATCACCACCGGACCCTGTTTTATTCCCCTTTGCACTTAAATTATTTAATCCCCACAGTTGTGCGTATTTTGTTTTACTACCAAGAGGTGCTGTCTTATCCCAATAATTTGTTTTAACTTGAATCTTTTTCAATAATGCAATTCTACTACTATTATCTGCTGTTGGACCTACATTTTTTGAATCGCCAGATTGGTCATAAGTATTGCGCACAGTCACTAAAAGATTCTTAATATTTGTATTTGACATATATAAGTATTGTACATATTTTTTTTTTATAATAATAAATTATCCAAACGTTGATTCTGCACAAACGTAAATGTATAAAAACCCATCTTCATCCTTATTTTTATTGTAAATTTCTGACATATAATTATTTGTTTGTAATAGTTTATCATCAACAAAAAAATACATCGCTTGAGAGGAGTTTAATTTTATACGCTTTCTTATTATTTGCATAAAACATTCTGATTTTAAATCATCGGGCAATAAATATTTATGTTTATCTAATTCGGGTAATTTTTTAGAAACATCGCAAATGACTGGGATTCTATTTGGATATTTTTCCATAATTAGCTTGGACTTTTCCTTTCTTTTTTCTAAAGTTATTTGTTTTTTAAAATGACTATATCCTAAATAATCAACATAATCATCAACTTTATTATTAATTATTTGTTTGATTTGGTGTGCAATATTCATATAAATAATTCTATAAAATTTATTTTGCTCTTGCCCTCATTTTTCTTCTTTTTCTTTGTAATCTCCGAATGCGTTTCTTTTTCCATTTCCAACGCATCATAGCTTTTGCTTTTTTATATTTACAACCTTTACTCATTCTTATTTAAATTGATACTATATTTTTAACTATGTTTAACTTAAAAAATATACTTAACAATATAAAGTTAAAAAATATAGTTAAAAAAAATGACAAAAAATCATATTTTAATTGATGGTAGTTATTTTGTGTTTCAAAGATATTACGCTATTAAGGCTTGGTGGAAAATTGCAAAAGATACACCATTATGCGAAAAGCCCATTGAAAATAAAGAATTTGTGTCAAGTTTTAAACGGACATTTATAAACAAAATAAAAGAGATTCCAAAAAAATTAAAAATACAAAATGCAGAAATATTTGTCGCAAAAGATTGTCATCGCAGCGATATTTGGCGTAATGAATTTATTGATGATTATAAAGGTAATCGCGATTATTCAAATTTTTACGGTCAGCCATTCTTTAAAATGGCGTATGATGAATTATTCGCAGATGCGGGAATTCAACACGTTTTATACCATCCAAAACTAGAAGCAGATGATTGCATTGCCATTGCCACAAAACATTTAATAAATACTGTCCCTGATGTAAAAGTAACAATAATAACAGCAGATCACGACTATTTACAACTGATTAATGACCAAACGGATATATTTACATTAAAATTAAAACCGCTTAGAACAGAAAAAAATTCATCAGGTGATGCAGAATGCGACTTATTTTGCAAAATTATACTTGGTGATAAAAGTGATAATATTCCAAGAGTTTTCAATAGATGTGGTAAAAAGAACGCTTTGAAATTGTGGAATGATAAAAATTCTCTCAAAGACAAATTAGAAAAAGAAAATGCTGAAGAGAAATTTAATAGAAACAAAAAATTGATTGACTTTAAAGAGATACCCGAAGAACTTTCTAATGAATTTCTCTTTCTTTCAAAATTTTAATCATCATCGCTGCTATCACTGTCTAAATCAAAAAAAAAGTCAAACATTTTCTCAAAAACAGATTTTTTTTCTCTTTCACCGTCTTTTAACTTTAAAATGTCATCTTGTTTAAATTCTTTATTAGATATTTTACGCCTTATATACTCCATAGGCATTTTTTCAAAACCAAGAGACAATAACATTTTTTCATCATTATTAATATTTAATTTATATTGTGCTATTTTTTGATAAGCTTCAGTTATTTTTTTACATTGATCATCTTGTCCTGATCTATCTGGATGATTTTTTTTCATTAGTTTAATATATTCTTTCTTAATGTCTTTAATAGACATAGATGAATTTGCACCCAATAATTCATAATAAGATTCCATTATAAAATAATATATTAAGTGAAATATATTATTTTAACGAATTTATGTAATAAGTCTTGGTGAAATATTCATTGTAATTAATTCTTGCATTAATAATTTAAAAGCATATGGTATATTTACTCTGCTAAAATCGGTATAATTATCGCAATGTTTGCATAGATATATACTTTTACCCTTATTATAAATGGCGGGTAACCCACATTTATTACAAATATGTATGTGATATTTATCGCTACATTTATAAGTTCTGTCGTGAATGAAATTGGCTGTACCGTGCGCCAACATACAATCTCTTTCCATTTCTCCAAATCTTAAACCACCGTCTCTAGCTCTACCCTCGGCGGGTTGTCTTGTTAATACGACCATTGGTCCAATATTTCTACTATGAGCTTTATCTGCTACCATATGTTTCAATCTTTGATAAAACACTGGTCCAATAAATACATCTGTTTCTAATTGTTCGCCTGTCATACCGTTGTATAAAATTTCATTTCCGTGTTTTTCATAATTTATCATTTGTAGATTTTTACAAATGTCTTTAATTGGGTATTCGCCAAAACTAGTTCCATCGCCAAATAATCCCAATTCTAATAAAACTTTACCCAAAATTGTTTCTTTAAGTTGTGCAATTGTCATACGACTTGGGATAGCGTGAGGATTAATAATAATATCCGGTCTAATACCTGAACTAGTCGTCGGCATATCTTCTTCCGGTAAAATAATACCAATTGTACCTTTTTGCCCGTGTCTTGAACTAAATTTATCACCTATATCTGGTATTCTATATGCCCTCGTGCGAATTTTTGCAAAAGCATAACCATCTCCATTTCTATTAATATAATTTTTATCAACAAAACAATCTTCGTTTGTTCTAAAAATTTTACTATAATCTTTATATTTTATTGTTTTTGTATGATCGTTTCTATTTTCTTTTATGGGAACAACTTTACCAATAATAACATCTCTATTTTCTATTTTCATATTTTCTGGAATAATACCAAACTCATTCAATTTATCATAATTTCCAAATTTAATCCCCTTTGTTTTCGTTTTATCTGCTTTACATCTAATTTCTTCATCACCGTGAATATTTTTATCTTCATCCTTTTCTGTATGATAAACTGTTGCAGAAAACATACCTCTTTTAACAGAACCTTCGTTGAAAATAATAGAATCTTCCTGATTATATCCAGAATATGTCATAATAGCAACAATTACCATATTACCGCTTGGAATTTTATTTAAATTAATAATATTCATTAATCTTGTATCAACTAATGGTCGCATTGTATATGTTTGAACATACGCCGTTTTATCCATTCTATCTCTGAAATTGGTTGTATATGTTCCCATAGCTTGTTTACCCATAGCACATTGATATGTATTTCTAGGTGATTGGTTATGTTCAGGAAAAGGAATACAATTTGCTAAAATTCCAAAAATTGTACTTGGGTGTATTTCACAATGTGTATAATTGTAATAAATATTATTTTTTTGAAATTTTTTTAACTCACGTGGTTTCATTGCTATTAAAGAATTATTTTGTTCATCGGCATCTATATATTCAATTATGGATTCATCAAAATTATGATTTATAAAGAACTCTTCCCACTGACATTCATCGCTAAAAATATATTCTGAATACTTTTTATTTAATAATAATTTATTATTTTTTACTTTTAATACAGGACGCGTTAATCGACCAGCGTCGTTGCAAATGAAAATTTCTTTTGTTTGAATATTAAATATAATTCCTGTATAAATGTTAATAATACCCTTATATTTGTATTCTTTCATTTTTTTATAAAATTCGTATGGTTTATCGCTTACACCCAACCAACACCCATTTAAGAAAACTTTAACTTTATCCCAATACTCTCCCTGTTTATCTTCTTCAATTGGTATGATTTCGGGAGAAATTAAATTAAATAATGGTGTATCCGATGTATTTATTGTAATGTGTGCCAAATAACTAATATTTTTAACTACGCCAACGCTTTGGCCTTCTGGAGATTCGGCTGGACAAATAAAGCCCCATTGTGTATTATGTAATTTTCTTGGAGGAATTAATTTTCCACTTTTATCAATTGGTGTATTAATACGGCGCAAATGACTTAAACTAGAAACGTACGTTAACCTATTTAGGACTTGTGCAACCCCAACCTTTGATGAATTTGTATTTTTTAAACCAAAATCTCCAGTTGCCAACGCTCTTTTTATACCATTTTCAATTGTTGTTGATTTTACAATTTTATAAATATTCGTATCATTGATAATATTTTTTATGTTATTTGTTGATTTCCAAGATCCATTGTTAATTTCTCTTACAATTTGCTTTTGCATATCTTTTACTAGTTTATTGAAATAATTTCTGAATAAATTATTAATGAGTGGTCCAGCCAAATCAATGCGTTTGTTTTTATAGGAATCTCTATCATCGGTTTTTCTCCATCCATAACTGGTAAGCAATAACTGATTAATCATATAACCCAGAAAATAAATTTTTTGTGTTTTTGTAGTGCAATGTGGGAATAAATCATTATTTAATACATTTTGTGTAAATTCACTTTTTTTAATTATACCTTCTTCTTTTGTCATTTTAATAGGTGTGTACATAACATAACTCATAATATAATTAAAGGCCGATTCTTGTGTAATATATGCATTTGCTTTAATAATAGATGCCTTTAATCCAAAAATTAATTTTGACTGATATTTTTCTTCAATATTTAATAATATATAATCAACAATTTTTTTATCAGAAATTATTCCCAATGCACGAAATAGAATGAATATCGGAATTGGTTGTTTTATCCTGGGAATATTAATATCTATTGTGTGTCCGTAACTATTGTTTTTTGTTGCGATGGTTATACTTATTTGTTTTGGTGAAATACATTTATTTAACGGTACTGATTTAATTTCTGCTAACCAAGACCATTTATTATTATTTTTTTTAATATTGAAACACATTATATTATTTTCAGCAGCTCTTTCTTGAGCTAAAATAGTTTTTTCAGATCCACTAATAATAAAATAACCACCAGGATCGTGTTTACATTCTTTAGTTATATTTGCATCAATATAAGAGAATTGTTTTAAAACGCAAATATTTGATTTTAACATAATTGGTAATTTACCAATATGAATTCCTGGATACTTTTTAAAAACGGTTTCAATCTCTTTAAGATTTTTACCATTAAATTTTTTAATTTTAATATTAATATCCAATGTTAATTGTGATGAATATGTAAAATTTCGCAATCGCGCCTCGTGTGGGTACATAATTTTAGTTGCCCCATTGTTTTCGTGTATTTGGGGGCGAAAAATTTGTAAGTTATCAAAAGTTATTAATATTTCTATCGAATATTGTCCGTGTTCAATTTTATCATTTTCCGATACAATATGTACCGGATTAAACATATTTATTGTTTCTTGTATTTGATGTTCAATAAAATAATTGTATGATTCAATCTGGTGCCTTACCAATCTTGTTAAATATTTATTTTTAAAATATGTCTCAATTATTTTCCAAGAAATCTTTTGGTATTCTTTATCATATTCTTCATAATATTCTTCATCATATTCACCATTTGATAAATCTTTTAAATTATCGGTCATAATTTTATATAATTTAATTAAATAAAATGTTATTTTTATATCAATTTAAATTATTATAAACGTTTAAAAATTAATTGTATTTTCTTTTAAAATATTAATTATGTCAACAAAAACAATATCTGTTAATCCAGATTTTTTTAATTTAGGAGGTAAAAAAAAAAAAAAAAAAAAAAAATAAAAAAAAAAAAAAAAAAAAAAAATAAAAAATTTAAAAAAAAAAATTTAA